GCTAATAGGTGCATTACCTCTCCATAATATCTCACAAAAATTATGACATTGAGCACCCCTTCCCTCAGATGTCTCAACACAAAGGAAACAAATGGAATTGAACACTCTTGTTAGTGGTCACAACCTTACGCAGATCAATGAGAACTTCCGTAAGATTGCTGATGCATTCAACGAGCAAGTACTGTACAGGGACAATCCTGATGGTGTAGACAATGCCTTACAGGTGAATCTAGACCTCAATGGGAAGAAGCTGTACAACCTCCCTGCTCCAACAGCAGATAGCCATCCAGCACGGTTTAAGGATGTTAAGAACGCTATAGCAGGACTGGCAGGACAGACAGCCAACTTCATTACATTCAGCCCCACTAACGAGATTAGCTCTGATAACGTACAGGGAGCTATTGAAGAGGTGTTAGAGATTGTAGAGAGTGACCTGGCTGCTACGAAGGTGTATGTCTCTCCTTATACGGGAGGTGTTAGCCGTACCATCACCAGTAAGCTTCAGGAGCGTATCAGTCCTAAAGACTTCGGTGCTGTGCCTGATTGGAATGGTACAACGGGTACTAACAACACAGTGAAGATGCAAGCAGCTATTAATGCTGCCATTGCTAACAAGCTGCCTCTGTTCATTGATGGCAACTACTATGTTGGGGGTAACCTAACAGCTAATGGTAGTTTGACGTTAGTGGGTAACGGTGCTGGCCTGTCTAACATTGTCTTCGGTACAAACGTCAACCTGGTGTATTCAGGTGGGACACAGGCAGAGTATCAAGGTAATGAGCTTTCTCTGTATGGCGTAGGTTTCCGTACTACCAATCAGAACACTAAGCCTGTTGTGGATATTGTGTGGGTTGGTGGTGCTGGTGGTACGTCGTCTACGGTTGTTATCGAGGATTGTGAAGTAAGCGGTACTGGCCCTCTGTATGGCTTCCGTAGTGCCTTCCGATTTGACAATGCACGTAACATTAGTGTGCGTAACGTCCGTATCCTTGGGGATCGTTCTAGCGCCACAGTGAATAGCTCGTATGGCTTTGAGGTGGTTGGTGATGCGTCCCCTGTAGAGCTTCAGTTCAGCCAATGCCGTGTCTACTTCGTGAAGAATGCTCTTTACGTCACAGGCACTACAGAGGGTGTGTACTTGAGTCAATGTGCCTTCGTAGCGGTTCGTACAGGCGTCAACTGGACTACGACACTGAGCAAGCCCCTGCTGTCCATTGTGAACAGTCACATCAACGCTACAGAGGCTTGTGTGAATACGGTGAACGTTGTACAGCAAATCATCAACGGTAACCTCCTGTACATTCAGAACTTCTCCAATCTGGCTGCAACGCTCTCTGCCAACATCCAGATGAAGATTGATGTACCTGGTACAGACCTCGCTGCAATCATTACTAACAACGTCCTCTACTACCTCTCTGGCGCTGCCAACAAGAACGGTATTGTGGTGTTGGCTGGTAGTGGTACTGAGTCGTCCGTTATTGACCAGAACATCATTGTGTCGATGGACAGCGGTATTGTTCTCAGTACAGATACCTCCAGCGTACACGTTGGTTTGAATAACAAGTTCCTCAACTGTTCTAACGCGGTAACGAACAACGGTGTGGGTAACAAGGTTATTCCTAAGGTTCCGTATCAGGGCAGTGTTGTTGTTCCTATGGCGGTCAATGGGACATACTCCGACCACGTAATCAACATCCCTGTTGGTTTGTTTGTTGATAAGCCTGAGTGTGTGTTGATTGGGCAAGGCGACAACCTGGAGCAGCCGATGATTGCCATCTATAAGTTTTCCGATCCTCAGACAACGGCTTCTGCCATCACCATCCGTTTGAGGCGTATTGATAATGCTGAGTTCACAGGCGGTAGTGTGAGGCTCTCTTACTCTGTCTCCTAACATGAACCTCCTAGATCAAATCACAGACCAAGCTACCCACCCTGCCGTTGCCGTACCCGTTGTCACTACAGCGGGGGCAGCTAACACGTTTATCGACCATCTCCCTATTCTAATCAACTTGGGCATGGTGTTGTACGTTGTCCTGCTTGTGGGACACAAGGGCTGGACTTGGTACACGGAATATAAGGATAGGCGTGGACGTAAGGAATAAGCTGTTGGTGGGGGTGGTTTCGGCCACCCTCATCTCTTCCACTGCACTGTGGGAGGGAGACAAGCGTGACCCCTATTGGGACTTAGCAGGCATTCTAACGGTGTGTAGCGGCCATACAGGAAGCGACATTATCAAGGGTAAGAGATACACCAAGGAAGAGTGTACAACGCTCCTACAGCGTGATCTCGTGGTTCACCGTCAAGGTGTGTACAAGTGTGTCAACGCCCCAATGACCCCCAAGCAATTCGATGCCTTCACCATGTTCACTTATAACGTAGGAGTGTCGTCCTTCTGCAAGAGCACCTTGCTTAAAGACTTCAATGCAGGCAACCCTGCAAAAGCATGTGATGGCCTATTGAAGTGGAGCTATGTGAATGGCAAGTTCGTTCAAGGCTTACGCAACCGAAGGGAATACGAAAGGAAGATGTGTCTAAGTGAATAAAACAACTATAAAAATCGGCGCGTTTCTCGTAACAATGTTCCTCTGCTTTGCCTGGCATGTGAAAGACAAGCGAGAAGGCGTACAGGAAGCCGTAGAACGCACTACAAGCGTTTTAAATCAGAAGTATGACAAAGCACTAGTGGAAGCATCTGCGAAGGCTCTACGGGCTTCTAAAGACCTCCAAGCAAATGCTGACAAAGATAGGGAAACCAAAGATGAAAAGATTGAAGCTCTTAACACTAGCCTTACCACTGCTCTTAGCAAGTTGCGCACAAGGCCCACTCGTCCCTCAGACATTGCCAACAATCCCCCAAGTGTCGAAGCCTGTACCGCAAGAGAGCTTTACCGGGAGGATGCAGAGTTTCTTACAAGGGAAGCTGCCAGAGCAGAAAGTGTCCTCATCGAACGGGATTACTACTACGAACAATACGAAGCCGTAAGGAAGAAGATAAATGGAACTACCGACTAAAGACAAGATGCTAGACACGATGGGTAGGCCAATCACTCAATCCCTTTTCCTGGAGATTGGCTATTCCGACTCAGCCCTGTTCACCCTGAAAGACAATGACTTCCTATACAACGACCGGATGCTCCCATCTATCAAGAAGCTCTATCTTGAGATTGCAGACCCTACAGAATACGAGTTTGCCACTACCGTTCTTCTCGGCTGGAGTCATTGGCAGCGCATCTGTGACAACAAGGTGTTGCGTAAGCACATTGATGAATGGCGAATCGAACTTGAAGTCAAGCTTCGATCAAGGGGAGTCAAGACTGCAATGCTTGCTGCTCATGGAGGAAACTTTCAAGCAGCCAAATGGATTGCTGACAGGGGTTGGGACACAAGAGGTGCTGGACGCCCAAGCAAGCTAGACGTAGAGAAGGAGACAAAGATTCAAGCAGCTATCCAAGACGAATACTCGGCTGACATCCTTCGACTCACTCCTAAGGTGGGTTGATGGATGAGTTGTGGCAAAAGGAGGCACTTCTCAAGCTAGAGAAGATGCCAGAGGAAGCGAAGCAAATTCGACAAGCTGCACTAGATGATTTGTTCTTCTTTGCTCGGCTGGTCAACCCTGGTTATATGTACGGGGATATTCATAAGGACATCTTCAAATGGATGCAAGAGTACAGTCTGTTCGGACAGGGCAAAGCGGATATTACCAACAAGCTTATCATGCTTCCGCGTGCTCACTTAAAGAGTCACATGGTCGCTACTTGGGTTGCATGGGTTGTAACACGACATCCAGAGGTGACGGTGCTGTATGTATCTGCTACCGCAGGTTTGGCAATTACCCAGCTATACGCAATCAAGAACATCTTGACCAACGCCTCATTTACGCGATACTTCCCTGAATATGTCCACCCTCAAGAGGGCAAGAGGGAGAAGTGGAGTCAAGATGCAATCTCCATTGACCACCCCAAGCGTAAGAAGGAAGGTATCCGAGATTCGACAATCTCCACTGCTGGACTGACTACCAACACTACTGGCTGGCACGCTGACATCCTTGTTCCAGATGACTTGGTGGTTCCTGAGAATGCATACACCGAGGAAGGCCGTGAGAGCGTTTCTAAGAAGTCTTCGCAGTTCACCTCCATTCTTAATGCTGGTGGCTTCACGATGGCCTGTGGGACTCGCTATCACCCTAACGACATCTACCACACCTGGCGTAACCAAGAGTTTGATGTGTACGACGAAGAGGGCAATGTCCTAGACCGTGTACCTGTTTGGTCAATCAAGGAATACGCTGTAGAGAAGGATGATGTATTCATCTGGCCTAAGGCAATGCGTCCTAGCGATAAGAAGTTCTTTGGTTTCGATAGGCAGGTGTTGGCCCGTATCCGTGCTCAGTATGAGGACAGGGTTCAGTTCTATGCACAGTATTACAACGATCCAAACGATCCTGGCAGTAACCGCATTGACCGTTCCAAGTTCCAATACTACGACCGTAAGTTCCTCAAGCAGGAGGGTGGGCATTGGTATTACAAGCGTAACCGCTTGAATGTCTATGCTTCCATTGACTTCGCATTCAGCCTGTCCAAGAAGAGTGACAACAGCGCAATCGTTGTGATTGGTGTTGATGCTGATAACTACATCTATGTCCTCGATATTGATTGCTTCAAGAGTGACAAGATTAGTGAGTACTTCCGACACGTAGCAGACCTCCATAGCAAGTGGGAGTTCACTAAGCTCCGTGCTGAGGTTACCGTCGCTCAGGCTGTCATTGTACGTGACCTGAAGGATAAGTTCCGTGAAGAGGGTTTAAGGCTCTCTATTGAGGAACATCGGCCTACAGGTAAGAACGGCAACAAGGAAGAACGTATTGCCGCTGCTCTGGAACACCGTTACGACAATATGCAAATCTGGCACTTCAAGGGTGGATACATTGATATGTTGGAAGAGGAACTTGTCCTAGCACGCCCTGCACATGACGACATTAAGGATGCCCTTGCATCTGCTGTTGAGATTGCAGTTAAACCCAAACGCTCACGATCAAGCGACTCTGGAGGGAATGTCATCCAGTTCAACAGTCGCTTCGGTGGTGTCAGCTTTAGATAGGAAATTGAATGGCTAAGAAAGCACTAGAAGTAAGCGCACAGATGTTTGGACAGGATAGCCTGGCTAAGTATATTGCGAACGTTTGGCATACGCATAACAGCCAACGTATTGAGAAGATCAACCAATGGAAGGAACTTCGTAACTATGTATTCGCTACAGATACGACTACTACTACGAATCGCACCCTTCCTTGGAAGAATAGCACCACTCTTCCCAAGCTATGTCAGATTCGAGACAACCTGCATTCAAACTATATCTCTGCTCTGTTCCCGAACGATGATTGGCTGAAGTGGGAAGCGTATAGCCCTAGCGACGCTACCAAGAAGAAGACCAGTGCTATTGAAGCGTACATGAGCAACAAGACCCGTGAAGGTGGCTTCCGTACCGAGACTAGCAAGCTGGTGTACGACTACATCGACTATGGTAATGCATTCGCCACTGTGGACTTCCTGAGCACTGTTGTGAAGGACAGTAGGGGTGAGGATGTCATTGACTTCATTGGCCCTGTAGCACGCCGTATCAGCCCTCTAGACATCATCTTCAACCCACTGGCTACCTCCTTCAAGGATAGCTGGAAAGTGATTCGTAGCCTCCGTAACATCGGTGAGCTTCGGATGATGGCAGAAGACCAGCCTGATAACTTCTACCTCAAGGATGCTCTTGAGAAGCGTGACAAGATGTTTGCCCACATGAACAGCCATGGTATCGAAAACCTGGACAAGGATGAGGGCTTCCAAGTGGATGGCTTCGGTAACTACTCGGAATACCTCCAGAGTGGCACTGTGGAGTTCCTAGAGTTCTTTGGTGACCTCCATGACCAAGAGACAGGTAAAGTGTTGCGGAACCACGTTGTAACGATTGTAGACCGCATGTACATCATCCGTAAGGCTGCTCTGCCTAACTGGATGGGACATGCTCCTATCTACCACGTAGGCTGGCGTACCCGTCCTGACAACCTTTGGGCAATGGGGCCACTGGATAACCTGGTGGGTATGCAATATCGCATTGACCATCTGGAAAACCTCAAGAGCGATGCAATGGACTTGGCTGTTCTGCCACCCCTGATGATTAAGGGTGAAGTGGAAGAGTTCCGTTATGCACCTGGAGCAGAGATTCACATTGATGAGAATGGGGACGTACAGGAGCTTGCTAGGAACGTTCAATGGGTCATCCAAGCAGACAACTCCATCCAACTGCTAGAACAGCGTATGGAGATGTATGCAGGCGCTCCACGGGAAGCTATGGGCATTCGCACTGCTGGTGAGAAGACCGCCTTTGAAGTGCAACAGCTTCAGAATGCTGCTGGCCGTATCTTCCAAGAGAAGGCTACTAGCTTTGAGATTGAACTGTTGGAGAAGCTCCTGAATGCAATGCTGGAAACAGCAGCCCGCAATCTGGACAAGAAGGATGTTATCCGTGTCATTGATGATGATTTGGGTGTTCAGCAGTTCATGAGCATCACCAAGGAAGACATCACGGCATCGGGTGTTATCCGTCCTGTAGGCGCTCGTCACTTCGCAGCACAGGCCCAACTGGTACAGAACCTGTCCCAACTGTCTGCATCGAACATCTGGCCTACGGTTGCCCCTCACCTGAGTGGTAAGAACCTGTCTAAGCTGGTGGAAGATGTCCTTGGTCTGTCCCGTTACGCACTCTTTAAGCCAAATGCAGCAGTGTTTGAGCAGCAAGAGACAGCACGACTGGTACAACAGGCTGGTGAAGACCTGGAGATGGAGGCTTCTATGCCTTTGCCTGAAGCATGAAGACCGCTTGGAAGAAAGGACTCTCTAAGGAACGTGCTGAAGAGGTAGCTAAGGACTTTGACGCCTCAGCTATCATGCGAGCACGCCTAAAGGAGTTGCTTGAGGAACGTAGTAGGTCTTCTCATGCAGGAAGTATTAGTAAGGACGCATATAGTTCTCCCAATTGGGCATACCTCCAAGCTGACGCTAGGGGGTATGAAAGGGCTATTAGCGAAATTCTTTCACTAATTGAAAAATAGTTGTCCAACAAAACCTAAAAAACAGGTATTAGAGAGTATATATGAAATATATGAGCTGTTAGCTCTATGAATAACTCTTCAAACTAACTACTAAATAAACAATAGAGTTAAGTTAGAAGTTTTATTAGTTCTGCTAACAGCAGTATATATCTAGTACCTCTTTCTCTTTTGACCTTCTAGCGTCCCTATACGTCATCTTCGTGTAGTACGAGATGCTAGAAGGTCATACCTCTTCTTGCCCCCTTAGCTCAGTTGGTAGAGCAGTTGCTTTGTAAGCATCTGGTCGTAGGTTCGATTCCTACAGGTGGCACCAATCATTTAAGGAAACTAATGGCCGACCAGCCTAGTATCTTCGGTAGTACAGAAACTAATACGCCTACCCAGGCACAAACCCCTCCTACTGGTAGCAATCCGGTAGGCGCTCAACCTGAAGCGAATCAAGCGTTTACCCTGCTTTCTTCGATTAAGAACGAGCGTGGAGAACAGAAGTATTCCACCATTGAAGCCGCACTTGAAGGTCTTCGTAACGCTCAAGAATTCATCCCAAGCCTGCGTCAACAGACAGCAGAGAAGGATGCAGAGATTGAACGACTGCGTAAAGAAGCCGAACGTGTAGCTGAGTTGGAACGAACACTTGCTGCTCTCACGAGTCAACCACAACAGAACCAGAACACCACTGCACCTGTTATGGATGAAACGGCACTTGCTGAACTTGTGAACCGTACCCTCAGCCAACGTGAACAGAAGCTTACAGCCGAAGCAAACGTAGCCTCCGTTGTATCCACCCTTCAGGGTGTATTCGGGGCAGATGCAGAAGCTAAATTCTACGGCAAGGCTCAAGAGTTGGGTATGTCGGTACAAGAGATGAATGTCCTAGCGGCCAAGTCTCCTAAAGCGGTTCTCACTATGCTCGGTGTTCAAGACAAAGCGGCATCTAAGCCGAACCAACCACTCACCACACAGGGCACAGTAAACACGGCAGCTTTCACGCCACAATCGGAAACCTACATTGGTCGCAATCCAAAAGGTGTCATCGTTGGTGCAACGTCACAAGACATTCAAGAGTCTATGAACCGAGCAAAACGAATGGCAGCAGAACTGGAAGCAAAGGGAATGTCTGTACATGACCTGACCAACCCCAAGGTTTACGCTCAATACTTCAAATAACGAAAGAAACATAAATGTCGCAAAATCGCTCTAACAGCACTGCATTTATCGAAGCAGAACAGTATTCTAGCTTCATCCTCCAGAACCTCCATGACGGTATGCTTCCTGGTTCGTTCTATCGTAACGTGTCGGACTTCGGTTCGGGTAACACGCTACATATTAAGACCACTGGTACTGTCACCATTCAAGACGGTGCTGAAGAAGTTCCGTTCGACTACAGCCCAATCGAATCGGGTGAAGTGACCCTCACCATTACCGACTACGTTGGCGATGCATGGTATGTCACTGATGAACTCCGTGAAGATGGCGCTCAAGTTGAAGCCCTGATGTCGGCACGTTCGACTGAATCGACCCGTGCTATCCAAGAGGTGTTTGAATCGCGCTTCCTGCGTCGTTGTAACACGGCCCAAGTGAATGCCAACGCTAATACCGTTAATGGCTTTGCTCACCGTATCGCCTCGGCTGCTACGAACAACGTTGCTACTCTGGATGCCTTCATTAAGATGAAGCTGGCATTCGACAAAGCTAACGTCCCCATGGCTGGTCGTGTTGCCATCGTTGACCCTATCGTAGGCGCTACGCTTGACGGTCTGGTGAACATTGGTCGTGATGTCACCCCATTTGCAGAACAAATCCTCCAGAACGGTTTCACTCGTGACCACCAGTTCTTGATGAATCTGTATGGCTGGAACATCATCACATCGAACCGCCTGGCAACTGGTACGTTCTCGGATGGCACCACTCAGGTTAGCAATGCTGTCGCTAACGTCTTCATGTGTGTCGCTGACGATAACACCAAGCCTCTGATGGCTGCATGGCGTCGTATGCCTAAGGTTGAGGGCGAACGTAACAAAGACCTCCGCCGTGATGAATTCGTCACCTCGTCGCGCTTCGGCTTCGGCACTCAACGTGTTGACACCCTTGGTGTGTACATCACCTCGGCTATCAACGCCTAATAAGGAATAAAATATGTCTTACGAAAATAAAGCTGGTATCGGCGTCTTTAACCAATATGGTGCTCGTGAAACGGGTGGTTCGATCGGTCTGGAGCATGGTGAGAATTCTCATCATGTTCTGTCGATTAGCCTCACGCCTGAGTTCCTTAACACGGCATTCATCCCCCCGGTCACCCTTCCAAAGGGTGCTCTGCTGACTAAGGCAGTGCTGCGAGTGGATGAGGCATTCACGCTGACAGGTACTACTCCTGGTGTCGTGTATGGTATTCAAGGCTCGGAAGTTGCTAACGGTGTTGCACTGACTCAAGCTGAACTGAGTTCGGTTGGTACTAAGATTCCTGCTTCGACAGGTACAGGCCAACTGGCAATCAACTCGGGCACTGGTGTCACCGCTGTGTCGAAGCTTAACAAAGCTCTGACTGGTACGACTCCTGCTGTTACGGGTACTGCTGGTAAAGCAACGCTGATTCTGACTTACATTAGCAAAGCTAAGTAATTTAATAGGGGGGCAGGGTGTAAAAGCTCTGCTCCCCTTTTTTCGTTTCTAGGGACACAAATGAAAACAACCCTATTGGAGATGGTACAGAACATCCTGAATGATATGGACTCAGATGAAGTCAATAGCATTTCGGATACTGTCGAAGCCCAACAAGTAGCAAACATCATCAAGACCTGCTACATGGAGATGATTAGCAATCGCAACTGGCCCCATCTACGGAAGCTAGTGCAGCTTGAATCTCTTAGCGATCTTGACAAACCCAACTACCTCCGTATCCCCAAGGGTATGAAGGAACTCATCTTCTTCAAGTATGACGCTGACATTACGAAGATGGTGGAAGTGAAATATAAACAGCCTGACGATTTCCTACGTTACACCTCCCTGCGTAATAGCAACATGGATGTAGTGGAAGAGATTGTTGACTTCAGCGGTTCCAAGCTCCTGATTAAGAACAACAGTGCTCCTGCGTATTGGACAAGCTTCGATGACACACACATTGTCACTGACGCATACAACAAGCAAGCAGAAGACACCCTACAAGCCTCTAAAACACAGTGCCTTGCGTACATGGAGCCTAAGTGGGTACACAGTGACGATGCTATTCCAAACCTCCCTGAAGAGGCTTTTGCAGCCCTTGAAGAGGAAGCAAAGAGTACAGCATTCCTTGCCCTGAAGCAGATGGCAAATCAGAAGGCAGAAATGAAAGCAGCACGCCAGAACAGGTGGCTATCACGTAAAGCGTGGAGAGCTAACGGTGGTGTGCAATATGAATCCTACGGACGACGAGGGCGACGATAATGATTGAATACGAAGGCTATCTAGTAAAGCCATACAAGGAAGTGCCAACATCTTATGTTGTTGTCACAGCAGGACGAGGCGGTAAGATTCCTGATGTCCTGTCCGGCCTGTTCACCTCTCCCGCAATTGCTAAGGGTGAGATTGACCGATACTTAGCAACTAAACCACGTAAGGAAAAAGATGCCGAAGCAGGGGACAAGGGCTGAGGTAAACACGTTTGTTAAGGGACTGATTACAGAAGCCAGTCCTCTTAACTTTCCAGCCAATGCCTCATTCGATGAGGAAAACTTTGAGCTTCTGCGCAATGGCACACGTCGTAGGCGTCTAGGCATGAAGAAGGAAGGTTCTTCTTTTGATGCGCCTGGCAACAAGGCCAACGCTAAGGGCAGCTACATTTGGAACAGTGTCCGTGGTGATGCAGGGGTGGAGTTCACCGTTGTGCAAGTTGGTAACATCCTCACCTTCCTCAGCACGATTGATGGTGTTGTAGCGGGATCGTTCCAAGGCAAGCTGACACTGGAGAAGTTCCCTTCGGATAAACGATTCTCCTTTGCTACGGTGAACGGTAGTTTGGTTATCGCCTCAGGCGGGGCACTGGTGTATTGTGTCACATACGATGGTAAGTTCAACCTGACAGAACGCACCCTGAAGGTGCGGGATGTGTGGGGTGTGGAAGAGGAAGATGCAGCACTTGAAGCAGACGCAACCATCCAGCCAACCGTACTGACGGAGACACACAAGTACAACCTTCAGAACCAGTCATGGGGCATCCCTCGTAAGACTAAGACCGGATTCCCAACAGACCCGGTTGCCTATTACGATAGCGAACTGTCCAAGCATCCAAGCAACACGGAGACAGTATGGACAGGGCTTCAATTCCAGTCCGTAGAGGACGGGCATGACCCATATGAACGGATGTTCAACAGTCTGTACATTGACCGCTTAGGGGCTGATCTGAAGGCTGCTAGGGGCTATTACGTGATTGAACTTCTCAATCGGGGAACAAGCCGACTGGAGGCAGTAGCCCGTAACCATGCTAAGTACTCTCAGATTCCCCTAGTGGAAGGATTGAAGAAAGACTTCAACAAGTCTGGCCCTTCAGTTGTCTGTGAGTTTGCTGGCCGCATGTTCTATTCCGGCTTTGACGGGATCGTGGAGGACGGTGATGCTCGTAGCCCCTCTCTGGCAGATTACGTGGTGTTCTCACAGCTTGTGCAGAACGATGTAGACATTGACCTCTGCTACCAAGTGGGTGACCCTTCCTCCCGTGAGAGTAGCGATGTCCTGGATACGGATGGTGGATTCATCTCTGTCTCTGGCGCTCGTAACATCGTCGCCCTTCACAACTTGGGTTCCCGCCTGCTGGTGTTTGCATCCAATGGTGTGTGGTCAATCTCAGGTGGTAGTGACTACGGTTTCACAGCTTCCAACTACAAGGTTGACAAGCTCTCCACGTTCGGCTGTGTATCGGGTGATTCGATTGTAGCGGCAGGTAGTAACCTAATGTATTGGGGCAAGACAGCTATTTATGCGGTGACGCCTGACAACATGGGTGGCTATTCCGTTCAAGACATCACAGCAGCAACTATCCAATCCTTCTACAACAAAGTGCCTGAAGAGGCTAAGAAGAACTCCCAAGGGGTGTTTGATCCTGTAGATAAGAAGATTCGATGGCTGTACTGGAATGGTGGGATGTTTAGCTCTAACGCTCAGATGGACGAGCTAGTGTTTGACACTGTGTTGAATTCGTTTTATCGACACAAGATTAAGCATGCCTCGGACTACAAGTATCAGATCGTTGGGGTGAACTACTCGGAACTAGCTACGGAACCTATCCGTTATCTGGTCATGGAGAACACTGACCAATTCTCCTTTGCTACATATGGGGATACCAACTTCCTGGATTGGGGTGAGACTGACGCTAAGGCATATCTGATTACTGGTGCTATCACAGCAAATGATTCAGGTATCGACAAGCAGGTTCCCTATGTCACGGTTCACCTCATGCGGACAGAGACAGGTACAGACTCCAACGGTGTTCCCATGAATCAATCGTCTTGCCTTATGTCAGGCCGGTGGGAGTGGGCTAACAGCCTGGAGTCCCATAAGATTAGTGGACTGTATGAAGTGTACAAGTATCGTACTCCTTTGTATGCCTCCCCTGATTCGTCCTATGACAATGGGTTTGATACGGTGATTAGCAAGAACAAGCTACGGGGCAGAGGTAAGGCTGTCACTCTCTACTTTGAGACATCTCCTAACAAGGACTGTCAATTACTCGGATGGAATCTAACGATTAATGGAAACGCAATCACGTAAATATACAGTTGAGCCACTTACTGCAAGCGACCTTCATTGGTACGTGTCAGTAGCAGCTAAGCGTATGTTGGAGGATGAAATGGATAGGCCAGAGCTATTCAACCCGAAGAACCTTTATCAGTTGTTCGGGAAGATGTGTGAGGACGAAACCGGATTCATTGCAAAGGTAGACGGTAAACCAGTGGGGGCTTTAGGCTCCCTTCTGGTTCCTAATATGTTCAACCCTGAGTATGAAATCCTAATTGAACTGTTTTGGTATGTCCTCCCTGAATATCGGAAGACTCGTGCGGGTGTAATGCTTCTAGATGCATTCGATAATTTAGGAGATGAATTGAACGTAGAACGAACGTTATCCCTCCTGACATCCAGTGATATAAATGTCCATAAGATGTCTAAAAAGGGGTATTTACTTAAAGAATATGGACTAAGAAAAGGAGCTACCTGATGGGTATGTTCACTGCAATTGTTGGTCTTGCTATTGCTGCATACGGAGCTTATGAAGGCACTGAAGCTCGTAAGGATGCGAGTAAAGCAAACAAGTCAGCAGCAGAAGAGAATCGTAAGGCAAGAGGGGAAGAGAAGGCATTAAATTACCAGTCTCAGGCCCAAGAGCGCCGTTCCCAAGTTAGGGAAGAACGAGTACGCAGAGCACGAATTATCCAAGCCTCGGAGAACGGTGGCACAGACGGTAGTTCGGGTGAGTATGGCGCTGTGAGTAGCTTGTCAACCGGATTGAGTGCCAACATCGGTATGAATCTAGGACGAGCACAAGCAGGCAATCTCATTGGAGGCTACTTACAGAATGCTGCTGACTTCAATACGGCTGCTCAGACAGCAGCAACTAACGCACAAAACGCAGATGCACTAGCAGGGTTGGGAATGAGTATCTTCTCTTCCGCTGGTGGCTTTGGGTCGTTTGGCTCACCAAAAGGAAAATGATGGACGACATCCTGCAAGATAGCCCAAGTGGGGCACAATATGAATTGAGTGACTTGGTAAACACTACCACTGACACTACCCCTGTCCCGAAAGGTGCAGTACGTAACCGTGCAGCTACTACGGCTATCTTGTCGGGTGAGCCTGATAAGCTGATTGAGAAATATCAGCTTCTTATGGCTGAAGGTGAACAGGGTCAAAGCATTACACACGATCAAGTGATGGAACAGATCAACTCTGGCAATCACACTAAGAACATGGGTGTTGTGATGCAACTGCTTGGGGATAAGACAATCCCTCTGGAGCAGAAGAAGAAGATTATGAAGCTGGTTCAGAACAACGGGTTGAAGCAAGAACCTGCTGACATGCTGCGTCAAACTGGCTTGGAACAAGCTTCTAAGGGTGAAGACCTCAAGGGTGAGTCTGCCCGTATCTCTCTGGCGGATACGATGGGCGAGATTAATCAAGAAGCCCAAGACCGTACCAAGATGATTAACACTCTGCTTGCCACTCACAATCCTGGCTTCGATGCCAAGACGATTGGTGACTTGGCTTCTACGGAAGTATTGCCATTCGGTCGTAACGTCATCGCAGCTAAGGTGGGCAGCAAGCTTGATGAACTGGAAGGTAAGCCATTCAGCTTAGGTGGCTTCCTGAAAGACTTCCTGCTTCCTGGCTCTGCTAAGGCAGACATTAAAGAACGTCTGATGTCTATTCCTCCTGCTAAGCGAGGTGAGTTGACACAGAAGATTCTTGGTGCAATCAAGGAAGGTGCAAGTGTCTTCCCATCCGATAACCACTACGCTCAATTCGTGAATGCTGTTGAGTTCTTGGACAACACCCTCCCAAGCAATACGGAAGTGTGGACTGAGAACCTTATGACGGTGTTGGATACGTTTTGGGTAGGTAGTGAGCTTAAAGCCATTGGGAAGGCTGGTAAGGGCGCTAAGCCTGCTGTATTTGATACTAGCAAGGCTCGTCGTCCTGGCAGTGCCAATCCCGGTGTCTCTGATGCTGAGAACGTTGTTGAGCATGCTAAGTGGGAAGTGGTTCCAGAACCGTTCAACCCATTTGCTCCACAGATCGGCAACCCTAAAGCACGCATTGAATATAAACGTGCAGATGCCATGAAGCGTATTGAACTGGCTTCCCCTGTCAAGCGGGAGTATCCAGTAGCCCCATTCAACGTTATTGAACAAGTCAATCCTGCTTCTGCTCGTGAGCTTCATGAGGGGATCGTTGCTTCTACAAGCGATGAATTGGCAGAAGCCTTGACAGGTGTTGGACGTACCCAAGCAATTGCTAACAACATCTATCCACAAGTGGGTAGTGAGTCGGGCAATGTCCTTAACAAGGTGGATCAAACCATCAAGGATCAGGTGTCTAACACTGGTGCTATTCGATACACTCCTGAAGAGTTTGATACGGCTGTCGAAGGTATTAAGCGTGATTTTCGTAATGCCTCTGGCTTGGAGATTAACGATGCCATGACAACCTTCCGTGTTGATGGTGACCACATCATTGTAGAGGGTCACTACGCAACTCCTGGTGGATCGTTCCTCACCCCTGATGCAGCACGAGAGCAAGCTAAGTTCTCCCTCCGTACCTACGGTATCCGTGACGATGAAGTTGTTGTTATGAAGCGTGAGGGTATGGAGTATGTGCCAGTCACAAATGAAACTGCTCCCGGTGATTACATCATCAAGATTAAAACCAAGCATGCAATTGATGATAGCGAGATTCGTAGCTGGAACCCACTGGATGTAAAGCGCAACTGGACTGACCGCATCTCTGAAACAGTTTCGGAGAACAAGGGTAGCGTATCCGGTTGGGCCTTCGATCCCGGTAGTATGCTCCACCCTACCCTGACAGGTAGTGCCTCTGTAGCGGCTGACCAATCAGTTGTTCTAGAAACCATGCTGATGAAGCCAATTGAAGCCTTCCGTCTGAATGTGAAAGCATTCCCTGAAGCTCGTAGGCTGATGGTGGAAGACTACTTGAAGGAAGCCAACTTCAAGGGTATCCGGTTTGAGAAGATGGACTTGATTGCTCGTGGCTTTAACGATGCAGAGATTGCAGCAGTTAAGCAGTGGCGAGACATTTGGGACAACCACTTCTACCTTGAGAACTATGACCTGGTTCGTACACTGAACTCTCAAGGGTATCAAGTGTTCGATGACGGAGCTACTAAGTTGTTTGGTAAGCCTGTTCAGAAGAATCAGAACATAGGCAATGTGTATGACCCACAAGCTAACGCTGTCCGTAACCTCCCTCAGAACGAGATGGATGCTCTGTACAACCTTGGCGGTTCGTATGTGAAGCTTCGCCGCCCTGTGTCTATCGGTGGTCGTCAAGTTGAACACATCATGGTAAGGAACACTCCTACCGAGTACATGCGCAAGATTCGTGACACTGACCAAATCCTTAACTACCGTGAGGGTTACTACACAGTCAACTATGACAAGGGTAGTAAGTTTGTGGATGAAATCTCCATGGACAGTACCGGAGCAGAAGTTAGGCGCACTGTTGGTGTAGCGGGGAATACGAGGGATGCTGAGATGTTTGCCAAGGCTCAGGAAGCCTCTACCGGCAATCGTCACATGGTACGTGAAGACTCCCGTGGATTTGAGAAGGATGGTGATGGCTATTGGGATGTGAACGAAGCTGCTGGTCGTATTGCTCAGCGCCTACGTGGACAGCCTCTTACCACTGCCTCTGGATTGAATCAGATTGGGAATGTGGGAACGTATGTAGCAAGCCCTCTGGATAGCGCCTCCCGTGCTGCTCGTAGTATTGCTGGCCGTACTGTGAACCGTCCTGTGCTGGAGACAGCTAAGAACCGATTCATGGAACAGTATGCCGATATGCTTCCGAGTAATGGCATGGGGGGTAAGCGATTCCCTAGCAGCCTGGAAGAGATTGTTGACCACAACAGTCATAACAGCAAACGTGTTGCTGATGCCCGTACAACCTACGGATACATCAACTACTTGGAGAGTGGACTGATTAACGCAGTCGATACACGCTTCAAGGGTGCAATGAATACTGTTGCTCACATGCTGGATAAGATTCCAGTGGCTGAACAAGCCTTCCTCAAAGCCGGCCAGATGTCTCCTACGCAAGCTGCTAAGCGTACCGTGTTCAATGCATACATCGTTGGCTCCAATCCAATCCGTCAATGGATTGTACAGCCTCACCAGATGACCCGCATGATTGCCTACAACCCATTCGGTGTTCCTGGAATGCTGAAGAAGATGGTGGGCTACATCGGTGAATACTCCGGCTTCCCGCAAGCAAGCAAAGAGATTAGAGACTTTGTGAAGTTTGTTGAGGATAGCGGCATGGTGGCGGGTGTTGACCGTAACAGCCTTGTCCGTGGTTTGGGTATTGAGTTGTCTGACCGTTCGCATACCGCTACCCGTGTGGTAGCTGGTGTACGAGATGCCGCACAGCTTATCGGCTTTGACTTGGGCGAGAAGATGAACATGCTTGGTCACTTGGCGGCTGTGCATGAGAAGTGGACTAAGAAGGGTATTAACCTGGCTGATAAAACTCAGCGGGATTTGGCCCTGTCGGAAGCCCGTGCTCTCAGCTATGACTTGAATCGTGCTGGCGAATTGCATTACACACAGAGTAGCCCTGCTGCCCTGTTGCAGTTCTTGCAGATGCCGCATAAGGGTTTGTTGCAGCTTGCCAACCGTAAGATTGCTCCTGCTATCCGTATGCGATTGGCTGGATGGGACTTGGCAATGTTCGGTGTTGGTGGTTCTACGTTGTACGGTGCTCTGAGTACAGCTTACGAGAAGTTTATTGATGATGAGGGAATCCTTCCTAACGATCAAGAGACTAGGGATATGTTCTTGTACGGTATGGAGAGCTTCGGTATCAACTGGATGCTCAACAAGTTCAATGAGGATGGTGAGAAGAGTCGGGTTGACTTCACTGCCCTTGCTCCTAACGACATGGATGGGTGGGCACGTATGTGGCACGCTCTAGCAGACGATGGAGCATTCGCAGCATGGGCAGCAAGCCCTGTTGGTCAACTGTTCGCTGTAGACGGTGTAGGGGCTTCTAAACGTAACGGTCGTATTCCTAATGCGATGATTACGATCGGACGATACTTCAACGTGTTTGAAGAACTCGATCCAGAGAATCCTACGGAGTTCACATCCATTCTCAATGACATAGCCAAGATTAGTTCTGGCTGGTCTGCTGCTTCCAATGCAAAGATGATGTACGAGACTCGAAAGAAGCTTGATGCATCGGGTGCAATGATTGACAGCACTGTGACAATCCCCGAGGTGTGGGCTGCTGGCCTAGGCTTCGGAACTCTGGCAACTAAAGAGTTGTACATGATTAGTCGTAACCGTGTACAGGATAAGAAGCGTCATGAGGCAGACATGGACATGCGCTACCGGGACATCCTCCAGTACTATCGAGAATCCATCTCAGACCCTAAGAACGATATTAACTACACTCAGAAGGTTACGAGTATGTTGATGCGTTCCTTCCACGGTGATGACTTGGATTACATCGTCAATAAGTGGAAGCGAGACATGGAAGGGCCGCAGCAAGGGCTGATGAAACAGATGCTTGATGCTGCTGGTATTCCTGACTCCCGTAGGCTGGAAGACGACATCAAGCTCATGCCTAACACCTCCGAAGAAGAGAAGGCACGTTTGCTCCAATATCGGAAAGACATTCGCCAAGCTGGTGAACAACTAAAGGAAAATAAATAATGGCAGATTATGGCGTTAATGCCACTCAACTGACTGAAGCACAGGGCAAGGGGACACAACCCCTTGCTCCAGTTGAGGAACGAGTTACTAACACGGGTACAGGTGCAATGGCCGGTGTTCTCAGTGGTTTGGCCGAAGAGTGGGGAAAGAGTGTTAAGGCGAATGCTAAGGCAGATGCAGAAGCACGTAAGACAGCAGTTGTAGGTGAATACCTGAACAATCAGAAGGTGTTTGACGATGCCCTGATTAGCGGTCAATGGAATGCTTCTCAAGTGTCTACCGCCTCCCGTGCAAACTTCTCCAAGATGCTTACCGCCTACCCTCAGTATGTATCTGAACTTACGGAAGCTCGTCGTGCTGCTTTCACAGGCATGGAGACTGGTGAGGCTCAGCGTAAGGTGGATGCAGAGAACAAACAGTTTGAACAAGACGTATCGGATGCTTCTAAGCTTGGCTACACGTTCTACGCTGGTCAGAGCGATGAGGCTAAGATGGCTAACGTCAATGCCTGGAAAGAAGCTCGTAGGGCAGAACATCAATACACCGAAGCTCGTAAGAAGGTTGAAGACGGTTATGCGGACAATGCTGAAGCTCGTGCTGCTGGCACGTACAATCGGGATGTGGCTGACTATGTGGCTAAAGAGCAAGCCTTTGATGGCACTCGCACTGTCGCAGCTACCAACTTCGATGCTGTCCAAGCAACAGCAACAGACCTGATTGGGCAAGTTGCATCGGGCAAGATGTCGTATGACGTAGCTCTCCAACAGCACAACCTTGGCATTCAACGTGTTAAGGCAGGTGTCAAAGCCATTGCAGGTAAGTTCCCTGAAGCAGCCTCTATGTGGGATAGCCTGTTCTCGGACATGGATAGCACGGTGCAGAAGCTGCTTGACCCAACTAAGAAGAGTGAGAACGAAACTAAGATGCTTCGTGACCACTTCGAGAAGCTCAAGCTGACAGCACAGATTGCCGCTGTTGAGCGTGACCCTGAACTGTTGAAGACTGTTGCTGCTAGTGACCTGTTCCGAAATGAACCAATCCTTCGACTGGTACAGGAAGCCCCTGTTAAACGTTGGCTGATGTCTAGCACTGGTGTTGACCCTGCATTGCAGAGTGCTCCTGTCGTTGGCACTGCTAATGACGCTAAGGTGTTCTCTACTGTCACTAAGGTGTTGCAGACGGTACAGGGTGCAAACATCCCGGCTGAGAGCAAGGCTAAGACACAGCAGGAAGCCCTGAACATGGTGAACAAGCTGTTGCAGGAAACCTCTGGCCTTAACGGTGAGATTCCTCCTAGCACGCTTAAAGAAGCTAGTAAGTTCTTTGCCTCTCCTGAGTTTGGTCGTCTGTCCCTAGAGGGCAAGCTGGATGCACAGACAGCAGCTAATGCACAGCATGTGTTCCAGACTAAGTATGAGCCAGCCGTTCGTACCGCTATCATTTCCAAGCTTGAGAGTGCAGTGTCTGTCAGTGGTGAACCTCTGCTTGGCAGTGTGAACATCAAGGTGGTTGGTGGCAAGGTGGTCTTTGAAGACAAGACAGTTGCTCCTATGTCCAAGGAAGGTGGCATTGGAGGCTGGATTGACAGTGGACTACGCGGCCACAAGATCAATGCGGGTCGTCAAGATGTCAAAGCAGCAGAGGACGGACTGAACCAACTAATCCGACTCCATGCTCACCTGGAAGGAACTACAGACTATGCGAACTATTGGGACAAGAACAAGCATCAACTTATGCCTAGCATTTTCCCTGACCCTAACCGCCTTAAGCCCGGCCAGGTTGTCGATGGCTTCAAATATACCGGAGGTAACTACCGTGACCGAAACAACTGGATCGCAGAGCCAACCAAGCCAGCCAAGTAAAAGCCCTTGGGAACAAGCTTGGAATGATGTAAAGGATGGCTTGAGCACTATCAAGGAGGCTGCTATTAGTCAGCTTCCTACCACCCCTCCCAACCCACGGATGATGGCCTTTCCGTGGGAGAAGAGATGGAGTGAACCAACACCTCCACCACAACCGAAGCAGGTAAAGCAGAAGGTGAGTGCTGTAGCTAGTGGGGATTGGGGAGCGATTAATCAGCAGTATGCGCAGGGCAGAGGACAGCGGGAAGCCGATCAACTCCACCTGTTGAAGACTGAGTTGGCTAGGGAAAAAGACCCGAAGAACCGGGAAAGTTTGAAACGAGAGATTGGAAGGGTTACAGGGAATGCCAGCTAAGGGACAGTTCAAGAAGAACGCTACAGCAGACAGTGTACGTCAACGTAAGTACAACTCTAGCGAAGAACAGAAGACGCGCCGTGCGCAACGTAATCAAGCACGGGCAAAGATGGAGAAGGCAGGGAAGGTGAAGAAGGGTGACGGTAAGGACGTAGACCATAAGAACATGAATACGGCTGACAACTCTACTAAGAACCTGAAAGTGATGTCTGCTTCTAAGAACCGTGCTAAGAATAAGCATCACCTCAAAGGGAAGAAATGACAGATAAGATTGTTCTCAATAAGGCTCTAGGGACTTATGACGTAACAAAGATTAACAGCAACTTCGATAAGATTGCTGAACATCTGAATGAGAAGGTGCTGTATCGGAAGAACCCAAGTGGTACAGCTAACACTCTGGATTCGGATATTGATGCTAACGGTAAGCGAATCATCAACCTCCCTGCTCCTGTCCTTGGGCATGAACCAGCACGTAAGATGGACTTGCCCCCACTGGAAGCTGTTAATGGCGCACTGGCACAGCTTAACACTGCCCTCACTAACTCGGGTGACCTGAATGCTAAGGTGGCAGCAGCTACCCAGGCAGCACAGAACGTAGCCCACCTCAATGATGCAGTAACCACTCTTGTGGAGATTGCTGACACCACAGAAGAGGCATTCGCTGTAATCCAAGGTCGCTTTGCTGAGATTGCTAGTGTCCGAGACTTCGGCGCTAAAGGAGATGGTGTAACAAACGATACGGCGGCTATTCAGTCGGCAATTGATTCAGTATTCTCCAAGGGTGGCGGTGCGGTTCTTGTCCCAAGTGGCAATTATCTCATTAGCGCCTCCACTCTTGCAGAGACATACGACAATGCAGGCGTACCTATTGCGGCCTCCCTGTGTGGTGTTGTTCTTCGTAAGGGTGTGTCCCTTATTGGTACTGGCCCTGTATCGTGCAAGCTGTTCACTACCAACGAGGAACTCCTAGTTATTGGCATGGTGGCCCCTGAGGGCAATCAGGTTGAGGGTATTGATATCGGAAGCACTTGGGTTCCTGGTGACACTGGTGCAGGTCATGGCATCTTCGTTCTGGCCTCTACAGGTGGTGCGGATAACTCGTGTAAGAATGTTCTGTTCCGAAACCTCCGAATCCATAACGTAGGTAGCTATGCCATTGGACTCCAATCGGGTTCCCCTACAAACTGCCGTATCGACTCTGTAACGGTTGACACTGTTGGCGCAGATGGTTTAGACCTCAAAGCCCGTTCCGACTTTTCCACAGAGCCAAGCGGAAATCACTGTACCAACGTTACGGTTCGTAGTCACGGTATGCGTGTTACTGGTTCGGCTGGTGTTGATGTTCGTGGCATATGGCACCTCAGTAACATCACTGTTACAGACTTCGGTGGGGACGCTAGTAAAGACTTCTTTGGTATTCGCTTCCGTACTAAGCCTGCTCCGACAGACGCTTACAACAAAGCAGGAGCTAGGTCGTCACTGTCGGGCTTCTACGTGCGTGCCACCTCAGGCGCAGCAGCAGTGGCTATCTATGGCATCACATCGGGATCGGATGATGTCCATGTCTCCAACGGTGTTGTTGACTCTTGCACGATTGGTGTCATCGTCACAGGTAACGCTAACGGTAGTGCCAATCGAAACGTATTCCACAATGTCACTTGTATCAACTCGGTAACGTATGGCTTCCAAACCATCAACGGTTCCCTGAGTTCCATTTTCAACACATGCACATCGGTTTCTTCTGGAACAGCAGGCTTCCGAAATGAAGCAGAACGTACAACGTTCATCGGCTGTGTCAGTGCTAACGAGGCAGTTCCTACTTCGACAGCAAGCCCGGCTTTCCCAACCGAAGTGATGGTTGGTAATACGTTCACGTTTGAAAGTGGAGTTTCCATGTATTCGGTTGCAGCCGGTAGGGTGAACATTGACGCTAAGGGAACCTCTGCCAACATCGACATTCAGTTTGCCCCTAAAGGCACTGGTCGTCTTCGATTCGGTACATATACAGCGAGTGCTGACGCTCCAGTAACGGGATATATCGAGATTCGGGACACTGGCGGAACAGTTCGTAAGCTGGCGATTATCACCTAATGAAAGAAAATAAATGGCACAACTAGATAGTAAGCTGACTGAGTTTGCAGGCGAACTCGCAACAGCTAAGGCAGCATTGGCGGGGGTGATTAACCTCCCCCCTGCTTCTGCTGAAACCTTGGAGAGTTTTGTACAGGCCCGTGTAGGTATCAATGTACGGGATTATGGAGCCAAGGGCGATGGTGTCGCTAATGACACAACTGCATTTCAGGCAGCACTCACTGCCAATCCCGGCAAGCAGATTCTTATTCCACCTGGAACCTACTTGGTAACCTCTCCGGTACTTGGAGATGGAACCCAACTTGTTGAATACGCTCAAGGAGCTTCCATCACGGGTGGTGGTGGTGTGTTCAGTGTTAGCCGTGTGATTGTAACCTCCGGTCGTCCTGAGTTCAATCGTACCGGGCCTACCGGCTCTTATGAGACAGCAGGGCATCTTTGGAGGGCCACTAACACCTCTAACAATGCAGGATACGGTTTCCGTATGAACTTCACTCAGCAGGGGACGGTGAGTACCGGATTCAGTATTGGTCATGGTGTTATTTGTGACTTCTCAGGTGTAGGTGTTGCAAACGGTGGAGGGCAAGGTTTGGCATCTTGGCTTGTATCGGCTACGTCTACCGATCAAACTAAGAAGTTCGGTGTGTTCGGTCAAGAGATTAACGTGATGAATCGCGCTAAGGACTTTGGCTATGCCCGTTATCGTGGAGCACTACAGCAGTGGACAGGCGGCATTCAGTTTGTTCCAGAGGCTAATGACCTGGTTAATGGTGGAGGAAACATCTGCCATAACGTCACCTACGGTTTTGCCGTTGCACGATCCGGTGAAGTTAAACAGGATGGAGACTACTGCAAGACCTACAACGGTGTACTGATTGAGAAGGATGCTATTGCTCCTAACGGGCGTGGCGTACTTGTAAGTGGAGATAGCACAGCAGATGCGGCCAAGAAGCCACTGTATGCTATTGAAGTGGATCAAAGGTGGAAGTTTGCTCTCTATACCCGTGAGGGGGTATTTGACTCTGGCCGTGCAATCCTAATGGGTAACAATCAGTGGATCGCAATAGAGAATGCAGCAGGAGCTACCGGATTTAAGGTGTTGGGTGTCAACACTAACGATGATGTTGTTATCGCTGCTGCCAAGGCTAACGGTGAGATTCGTTTTGCCGGGAATACCGGCCTAGGCCCAAATCCTTCTGGTGGTGCATCCTTCTCGGTCTTAACCGATGCAGCAGCCACTTCCTATGTTCGCGCAGAAACGACTACCGGGACGGAAGGCATTGCAATCCTTGCCGGAGCAAGTGGCACACTCACTAACGTTAATGTACGGGTTGTCCCTAAGGGCAGTGGTGTTCCAATGCTCGCAGGAGTACGTAACTATGCAGATGATGCAGCAGCAGCAGCGGGAGGCGTACCTATCGACGGTATCTACCGTACAGGTAATGCCCTTAAAATTCGTATTGTCTAAGGAACTCTATGTGGTTTAGTAAGAAGAAAGAAGTAGTTGTAGAAGTTGTAGCCCCTGTCGTACAAGCTGCCCCTACTATCACAGTAGGGGAGCATCGACTAGGCATGTGGGTAGTTACTACTGAAGGTGTCGGGATTGTTGTGCCGGAAGGTGTGATTCTTGTTAAAGCTGATGGCACTAATAAGATGACGCTTGACGAGCAGGATAAGGCTGTTCCCCATCTCGTGCAAGGTGTACTGAGGCAGGCATTCCTGGAAGAGATTCCTGAGAACCGCCGTCCTAATGTTGATAACGTTCTTGGCTATCGGAGTGCTCAATGACCATTGTAGTTCAGAATAGTGGTGAAGTAATTGCCCTGTCGTATCTCGTGAATAAGAGCACGCCAGAGAACTTGGTGTACCGTCTGTTCACTAACAACATCACCCCCTCCGAGACAGATACAGCAGCCACTTATACAGAGGCTACAGGGGGTGGCTATGCTGCCCTTACGCTGCTTGGGTCTAGCTGGACTATCACGCCAGGTGCTCCAAGTACAGCAGCCTACCCGCAGCAAACCTACACCTTCACGGGTGCTCTAACTACCAACCCTGACATTCGTGGCTACTACGTCACTCGTGCAACTACAGGTGACTTGGTGTTGTCGGAAACGTTTGCTGTGTTCACCCCTGCTAGTAACGGTGACAACCTCAAGCTCACCCCTCAAATCACTGCTGACTAATGGATATCCGTAGTCGTATCTTGGCACGTAGAGACTTAGACTCTCTGCGTGCTTTGCGTGAATTGGATGGATTGGCTAAGGCTCTGAACGATAGCCCTGAGATGGAGATTCAGCAGACATTCATTTCTGCTCGTGCTCTCCTTACCCGGTGTGCTAACGGTGCGGACATCCTCCATGCGCTTGAGACAGCAGCCCCATTCAATACAGCCGTAGCTTGGGCAGTGAAGTTTCTAGCTCAGGACGCTGGCTTGGACATTGGGGATGTAGGCGCTCTAGCCCTCCTGGATCAGCTACAGCAAGCAGGAGTTCTACAAGCAGCTTGGGTTGACCAAATCAAACATCTTGCCTTGAAGCCTAAGTATGTCACACGGGATCAAGTGAAAGATGCAATGTTTAATGATGATGGAAGTGAGAAATAATGCCAGCAACTAAAGTATATCTGCAACTCTTCGCAGGGAGTACCTCTGTACCTGCTGCCACAACGAGGGCAAGTCCTGTTGTAAGTTCCGTGTTAGATGTTCGTACAGGTTATGGTGGTGAGCTTATTTGGCGAATCACTAACGGTGGTGCTCTTGGCGCTGCCTGTAACATCCTCTTTCAAAACTCTCCCGATGGTGTGAATTGGTTTGATTATTATACTGTGGTTAGTGCCGACCTCCTCAGTGGCACGGTGACACAGGGGCCATCTATCTCACTAACGAAGGGCGGAATGTACATCCGAGCTATTGCGTTTGGTAACACCTCCAATGCTTGTACCGTAGAGGCTGGCCTACAGAACGTAACCGGGCTGTAATCATGGGAATGCGCTACCAGCCACAGGGCTTGGTTAAGATTGATAAGAACAACCCTATTTCACGGGGATTGATTTGCGTGTTCGTAGGGTCTTCTAGCTTCGACCCGGTGACTGGTAAGCCGTTTGTTAATTCCACCTCTGCCCGAAATCGAACGATGACAAGCTTGGGGGTGGCAGTTAATGGCTTAATAGGTCAGGCCAAAGCCATCATAAACGGGCCTAGCTTGACGAATGGTTCGATGTTCGCAATTGCATACAGTGACAGCACGACCGCCGAGCAAATCATAATGGAGATCGGCCCTGATGCTTCCTTCACAACGGGTGTACGTGGTATCCGTTTTGTTAGCGGTAAGGTTGACACCTACTGGCGTAACTTCACCTATATAACGAGTCCATCTAATTATCCCATTAATGCTCCAGTGGCCGTTGGTGCAACCTACGCAGGGGCCGCCACATCTTTGTATGTCCAAGGTGCCCTCGTTGCAACAGGGACGACAACTTCTGCCACAACAAGCGCAGTTATGATGAACGTGGGAGGTATTACAGGACAGACCGGGTACAGTCTGAGGGGAGGGGTGCCAGTGGCCTTCGCTTGGTCACGAGTACTTACACCAGCAGAGATGGCCTCCTTGTCAGCAAATCCTTGGCAGCTGTTTGAAGATGAGGACGAGGATTTCAGCTTTGCAGTAGCAACCGTCCCTATCAACACGTTTAGCTACTCAGGTGTTGGAGGCGTTGCTTTTTCAGGGGTGGGTACAGCAATGAAGAATTCCAACAGGTTTAGCCTTGGGGGATTCACTCTGTCAGGTGTGACATCCTCAATCCCAGGAACGGGGAATCGGCAGCGAGTATTTACCGCTTCGGGGGGCGTATTGATGTCAGGTACTACAAGCCTCAGCAAGGGGGCTACAAGGCTCGCTACGGCTTCAATTCAGTTAGGTGGACAGGCTGTAGTGTCTAGAGTAATTGAGGGCGCTATGGAGTTTCTAGGGGCTTTGGGGGATGTTATTGTTGCTAAGCTCAAATGGCTTGGCGGGATAGGTGCTCGCAATGACATCTTGAACGAGAACCAGTATTGGAGGGATTTGGCTGGAGGAAGTAACAAACCTCTTAACGATGTTAAGAAGCAAGTGTTGAAGGATCAAGGATTTATCGGTGCTCTCAACGACATGGAAAAAGACTACTGGAGAGATTGATGGGATATATTCAGCGTAACCTGATTGGACTAGATCAACTGGTGAACACCCTTACAGGTGGCTACCCCGATGAAACCCTCTCTGCCCGATGTGGCAGGTTGGGCTATCGGAATCCCTATAAGCAATGGGAGAAGTTGATTAACGCTCTGTTCTACCTGTGGCAGGGGCCAGATCATTGCAAGAACGCTTATAAGAAAGAGAAACAACGGTATCAGTTCCCTGCTGAATACCGAGAATAAGCTTTACAGCAGCACAAATAGAAAAACCCCCTACGGCTTAATCGCTATAGGGGGTTTCTTTTTATCTACTTCTTAAGAGGCACACTACACATCGGACACTTCTTATAACGCCATGAAGTGTACTCTTTACAGCCGGGACAGATCATCGGATAGGGCAAGCACCAGTGGCACAATCATCAACCAACTCAGCGTCAATGTCATTAGCCTTGTCAAGCTCAATTGGCTGAAGCACAGCAGCATAAGCTTCATACGCTTCCTTGGTCACAACCTCTTGCGGGAGATAGAGATAACCCAAGTCTTTAGCCGTTTTGGTGGGGTCTGCTCGGAATAGGAAAGACACTCCGACATAGACATCCCAATTCCCCATGAGCCAATCCACAATGTCCCCCACCTCGTCGGGGGAGTAAGAGATGGTGGCCGATACGTTTTGCTGACACCAGTTTTGCATGAGCATCTTGTACCGTTCCAACTGGACAATAGCCGATTCAACATTAACTTCAACACCATTCACTTTCTCAAAGGGTACGTCCTCCCATTTAACAGGGAAGGTGATGAGGACAGCCTCAGGGTCACTAGGGTTGTCAATTACCTTATATCCTGCTGCTCGACACAGCGGAACAAGAGGGTCATACTTTCCGAAATTGACATTGTTGAAGATGTATTTACCGAGAGGCTTATGCACTCCCTCCGTAGTATCCATAACCTTAGAAAGTGTACCACTTGGCTTAATGGTAGTGACGTTCTTAGGCCGTGGGCTGTCAAACTCGTCTGCCATGCTGTAAGCTCCTGCCACAGCCGTTCGTTGCAGTTCAGCGTAGTCGTAGGCTTGCAAGTCAGGTCGTCGGACGATACCCGTAAGACCGACACCACAGAGTCGTAGGAAGTCGTTATTAAGATGCCATGCTTCTTGCAACACCCCATCACGTAGATTGACACAGGTTTGTCTGTAGTTAGCCCGTGCAGCAATTTGTACAGCACGCCGAAGTCCTGCGCTGTCCCCTTTAAACTTACCAACATCCACCTCCGTAAGATTACAGAATGATTTATTGCCAAGTAGGATTTCGGCACAAGGATTGACACCCTTGAACCATGGAGCGCGCTTAGCTGCTGCTTCCCCGTTAATAAAACCTGGCTCTGAACCGCCAGATTCTACCATGAGCTTGAAGATATTGGACAGGGCTTCGTGGGTTGGCTTCTGCTTAAACAACAGAGAGTTGTTAGATTGAGCACGTTGAACGTTCTCTTCCCACCAGTTACGCTTAGCTACAGCGAATTCTTCCCACTCAGCTTCCCCATATTCAAACAGGGCAATTTCAGCAGAACGACGAGAACTAAGGATAGTGCCAAGCCAGTTGACAACATCAAGGATGTCGATACGGGTAAGCAGACTACCAGCACGACGATTGAGGATGTTGGCAATTGCAACGTAAGCCTTGGCAATCGACTCATCACCACTGCTAATCCAGCCATACCCCTTCAGTCGTTCTCCTGCTGGTCGAATCTGTGACAGATCGAGTACAAGTTTATCGGCGGGAAACTTATGTGCGGCCAGCTTACCGATTGACTTGCTCCATGCTTCGGCACTGTCTCCGACTCGGATTGTCCACACTCCGGTTTCATGGTCGAAGGTTTCAACGTTGTCTTGGTTTCCACCCTTCTCCTTCCGTGTAGATCGAATAACTTCAATTTCTTTAATAGGCTTTTGGAAGCCAGTGAGTTGACCGATGATGGGACGGAAACCAACACCACAGCCTTGCATCAGCAGCCATAGGACATCAACTACGTCATACACAGTCTCTACGTGAGTGAAGGAACAGTTGAATTGGGAGGCTTCACGGCGCTGTGCTACTTCCGTACCACCAAGCCACAGGGTACGACCGGACATCAACACCTTACGTTCTAACATTAGCTTGCGGAGTTCTTCTAACTCTTCGTGGTTGTGGATGAAAGACTTTTCGTCGGCACGTTGCCACAGCCAAGCTTGGTGATTGATAACGCGGTCAACGGTTTGCTCAAAGGTTTCAAATACCGTACCAGCATCATCCAGAGGACGGTTGTAGGTGCGGCGGGTAATGAGTTTACTACGGAGCGATTGGGTTGCTTGAGTCAAGTATTTCCTTTGTTTGCGTTCATAAAGATACAGGCATGAAGTGCGTCAGTTGCAGTGTCAAACCCCTTAATTGTCTCCCCCTTTTCATCAACAATCACATACCTCCAGTGGGGGCAGGTTTCGGGGTGACAACGACAGGAGTTTCTAATGAATTGGTAAGTCAACTGCCAGTGCTACCGAAGCCACCAGCGCCACGGGTAGTAGTTGAGAGTTCGTCCACTTCGTTGAAAGCGATACGGGGGATGGGGATAATCATTGCTTGGGCGATACGGTCAGCATGGTCATAGTCAATGATTCCGTTACCAGCGTCACAGGTTAGTTTAACCTTCAGTTCCCCACGGTAATCGCTGTCAATCACGCCTACGCAGTTGGCAAGTCGAATATCGTCATTAAAACCGTGACCGCTACGTGAGTAAATCATCATCACGTATCCCTTTGGAATTTCAAAAGAAAGACCTGTACTGAAAACAAATGAGTCTACAGGGTCATCGTTTTTAGGGTAAAGAGCATAGATGTCAAACGCTCCCGCACCATCCGTCCCATAAGTAGGGAGGATGGCGTCAGGGTGGAGCTTCTTAACATTAACCTGCATATTTCTTCTCCAGATAATCAAGGCTAACAGGCATCAGGTCAAACTCACCATCCTTAACATCATGCAGCATCAGGACACCACGCCAGTGCTTATTGCCCTGTGGCCCCATGTAATCCTCATTATGTTCATAGCAGCTACCTGCAATAACACTGGTGAGGCGCTTACCGTCTGCCCGGTGTGCCGTAGCAATCTGCAAGCCTTGTTGATGGCCTGCGATACAGGACATATGCTTCTTATTCATTTGGGCAGCAGCAGAACTAGCAGGACGGCCAGCAGTGCCGGTAACGAAGTAGTGACTAAAAGCGACACCTTCGACAACCACAACATCAAGGAAGTTATAAACTTCGTGGAAGAACGATTCATAGCAGAGGTCTTTCTGAGAGATGAGTCCTTCAAGCTTGGCATCGTCATTGATTGCACGATTGATTCGGTTCTCATGGTTACCAACGGTGATGATGGTGCGAGGGTGGTAAACCTTCTTACGGTTCTGAGTTTGTCGCGCCTGGAGTAGGGCTAGGGGTTGAAAGAGGGCTGTCTGAGCCTCAATTGCAGCCTGTACATCGTTCGTATAGCGTCGCCCTTCAAAGGACTTCTTACCCTCGTCATAAGACGACAGGGAGGGCATGTCTGCCAAGTCACCACCATGAACAATTACGTCAGGCTGTTTCTCACAGATATATTGGCCGATTCGGGTCAGGAACTTGAAGTCATTACCAGGCTTGGCTTGCGTGTCAGGGATGTAGAGGATTTTCAATTATTTGTTCTCGATAAGGGAAGGAAGGCTAACAGGGAAGAGGTCTGCTGCAATTGCATAAATCTGTTCAGCTACGATACGGCTTTCAGCTTGGGTATGTGGGTCAAGACGAAGCTTCAACATATCGGCAAACGCTCCGAGTGTTCCACTCCAAATCCACTCAGTGTGCGTATTGATCGGCAGTGCATCACGAGCCTGTTCAGGGCACACACCATGCGCAAGACGTGCGTTGTACTCGTCAAGACACCTCTGGCTGTGCTCAATAGCAGCATGACGGTCGTACCCAGAGTCAACGTCTGCGCTACCTTGCTTCACGTTAGCAGCCTTAGCACGGTACATAGGTGCAATGTAGAACTCTGGCTCACTGTCCACATAACGCCTACTCACTTCATTCCACGGCATGAACTTGTGTTTAACAAGCTGTCGGGCTACAAAGATGGGAGCCTTAACACGGAACGTCATGAAGGCGTGATTGAATGGGGAGAAGTGCTTATGCTTGGCAAGGTAGGATATAAGCCTACGGTCTGCTTCATTCAAGACCTGGACACCACCAACGAGCTTATCGCCTTGGTGAATTTCTAACGTAGTCCAATCACTTTCCTTATCGAAGGATACTCGTGCTGCATTGACCACGGAGAGGTCAGTCCCCATGTGGTCAATCAAACTCACTTCAATTGGGGCAATTTTCAAACTTATTCAACCCCGAACATACAGTCGTAACACTTGCAATCGTCATGGTGACTAAAGTACAGCTTGTATTTCATCCCTTGTTTTCCTCAATCTTCTGTTTCAGATATACAGCCAGGTCTAGTACTTCCTCATACGCATCTTGCAAGGCATCTCTCCCATTAAATGCTTGAAGGGGTGTGCCATACTTCTCAATGCCAAACCGATTACGATTGGTCATATCCGCAATAACCAAATCCCATACAGCAGGTTGGTTGTTCTTCATCGGGGCAGGTTGCCCAAAGAAGGTGTTCAATTCGCCAGGTGCTTCGATGTATTCACGATCCATTAGTTTTGCCATCAACCTTTCAAACGTTTGCTTTGGGCACAAGAGCGAAGCCCCGTTGATGCATCATCTGTGAGAACTGGTCTTTCACATCCTCACGATCAGCCTCTTCAATGTTGCCGAAGTAGCCAAGGATTAGAGCAGCACCCTTCATAGTGACTCGCTTGCTCTTGCGGTCAATATGATCTTCTGCCATGTTGGTGAGGACAACAGCACGATTGCGGTTACGGAGTTCAACATCTTCGATATCGTTGAACAGGGAGTAGGTCTTGAAGTCGTTATACTTTGGTTTGGTCATTACGTCTTTCTTTAGCTTGCTGCTTCTCAGCGGCAGTTTTTGATTTATGGCAGGGGTTCGTACACAGCACTTGTAGATTGTTCTTTTCACAGAACATTCGATCAATCGTTTCATCCCACGATTCAAACCCTACAGAGGGATCAATGATGGGATGAATATGGTCTACTTGTACGTCTTTAGCAGGGAATGCCATTCCACAGCCAGCGCATCTGTAGTGCTTTGCCATACGTCCTGTCTTGTTATTTACCTGAGTGCCAATACATGCGTCATTCAGGGTTTCATACTTAGGAGGCCACCTACGACTAGCTGCCCTCAACGCACTCTTGATGAATGAGTTGAACTTAGCCTCCGTCCAATTGCCTCCGTTACGGATACTTCACTACCTCCCGCTTCACCTTCCTCCACCCCCTGTCTTCTTCTCGGCCACGCAACCGCCAATCAATAATCTTTTGAGCATCTTCCAGAGTAGAACACCATACCGTAGAAGGCCCGCCATAATTCATCTCGGTAAATCCTATCCAAAAACAAATGAACTTATGTTGAGGGTAGAATCGCTGTCTTCCATTGCGATACGTTATAATTTTGATTCGGGTGTTCACTGTGTCTGCCCCCACAAGACAGGGCTTCCATCATCACGCAGCTTACGAGTCATCCAGAGCAGCCTTCCTTGCTCTAGCATTTCAGCGTAGGCATTCATCCCATACTTAGCTTTGTAAGCCTTGTACACCGCCTTAAGGGCTTCCTGTGCTGTCTTACAGTCCTTTAGCGTTTCCCACGCCCCGACCGCACCACAGCCATCGAGTCCTGGGATTGAATCAACCCGATCCCCCGTAAGGCATTGGCTGTAGAAGAACAGTAAACCCACACCTTTGATTGATTTGCGGTCACGAGATAGTGTGATTCGGCCAACACCTTCAACACGTTCGGGGCCAAAGCTCGGCTGATTTCCAAGCTCCCAACCGTAGTGCCACCCTCCACAAGCACGAAGGTCTTTGTCCCGTGTGCAGATGATTGTTTCTTCCGGCCGGTTAGTTTGCTCGATACAAATGAGGTCATCAGCTTCCAGCCCTTCGGTAAGCCTGTAATCATATTTCCCTTTGATGTACGCAATGAGGTTTTTATAGTGGTAGGGTTTATTACCTGGACGGTCTTTGTAAGCCTGTCGCTTTGCAATCTTATTACGGAAGTTTGTCTTACCTGTGAGGTAGAGGATGGGAGGCTGAGTAGCCTCCACAGCCGCACAGATAGCAGCAATCCGGTTGTCTAAGAATTCAGCACAGTAGTCAAACGGGGGAGCACCTTTGTCCTTCCCCCATCCGGCTTCTGACGCAAAGCCACACTCGTAGACAAGCACATCGGCATCGATCAGTGGTTGAATATGTCCCCCTTACCAAACACAGCGGCAGGTGTGATCGGTTGAACCGCAGGAAGGGCACACCACAACCCATTTACACGCTTTCTTAGTACGGATTGTTGTCATCTTCTTGCGAGTCATCAGGATCAGCAGGGCGGGGCTTCTTAGCCACATCGGGGACACGATTCTTCGGATCAGTCTTATCCGCAGCAGCACTCTTACCAAGCAGGGCTTGCAGCGGTGAGCCTTGGAAGTTCAGGTTGCCCTTAATCTTGTCACGAATCCATTCCGGCAAGCTGTTGAACACTTCCAGATCAGGTTCTTCCAGATCGAACACCTTAGTGGGGTTCTTGATGGGGTTCATCTTCTCTGCCTTCTTAGCGGAGATGGTGGCAACGTTGCCGATATTGGCATACACCTTACCGTTACTTTCGTTATTCACGATGGTGACGTTACAAGCCATGCCAACCGCCTTAGCGAAGTCCCCTTCAAAGGATTCGTCAGGGTCAAAGGCGTAATAGCGTTTGGTGCTCTTAGCCTTGTCAGCGAACAGCCCATAGAAAGGCAGGGTTTCGCTTGCCCAACGTGGCTTATCTTCCAGTTCTTCACCGTTCTCATCCACCATGAAACAGTCGGACAGTTCATAGGTGAGCATGATTTCCTGGACAGGGGCTTTCTCCTTGCCCTGATATGCTTTCTGTGGCTGCAATCCGAGGTCAATCAGTTGCACCAAGTAGGATGGGTAGACATCCGATTCAATTTGTGGCTGCTCCACACGATTCTTGTTGTTACCGCCATTGCGTTTTGCGTTGAGGCCCATGTATTTCCTTTGTCTTAGTTATTAATGAGGATGAACTTCTTGATCTTGCTGATACGGGTTGCATGTTGATCCCCGTTGTTCTTGATTACGGTGAAGAACAGGTCGTCCCGGTGTACTTCCTTTACATCTTCAAACTCCACTTCAATGTCCTCTGCAGGGCGACCGCCCCATTCATCTTCACCAACACCGTACATCGTTGCAATAAGGTTCATATATTCCTTAGGAAATCAGTGCGTTAATCTTTGCAGCAGCAGCTACGGCACGGGAGCGTTCATTAGCTAGGATTACACTCTCATCTTCCAGTTGCAATTTCTTGGTGTGATTGGCTTCAATCTGTTCGGTGCAACGCTCAGTCAGTGCCTTGAGGTCGTTAGCAGCCTTGGTGAAAGAGGCAAGAATCGAATCAACAGTTTGTGCTTTAAACATTAGTTTCCTTATTTAGTTTGTCTTGTACTTCATCACGTTGACGAATGAGTTCGGCAATTTGATTATTCAGTGTTTCCAATCTGTACCGTAGGACTCGTAAGTAGTCCAACTCACAAGCAATGAGGACGTTCAAATTACCCGGAACACCTTTTGACCGTTAGCCTTAAAGCCTTCGTACATCTCCCGAATGTTCTCGTAGTGCGTCACATGCTCTTTGTTGCCTTGTTTCTGCCAGTACTGAATTTCTTCGTTGATACGTGCAATCTCATGGTCGAAATTCGTTACTTCTTTAATCTGTTTGTCTTGCATTAGGTGCGTTCCCTCATCACATTAATTTCATCAATTAGCGTATTTGCCTTCTGTTCGTGCTCCAGCAATTGCTTTCGGAGAAAATGAATGATTGCTTTTTCCCCTTCAAGGTCTTGCTGTTTCCAACGAATTTGTAACTCATCACGCCGTTGAACACGCTTTTCATTGTCAATGGATTTCATACCAATCCTTACCGACCTTCCCCTGTCCTAGATGAGGGCAAGGAATGTTGTAAAAATCCCCTGCCCATTTAATCGCTGCTTCTGCCACAAGGCGTACATCTTCCGCAATTTCTTCCCTACATTCACAGGTGTATTCATCGTGATACCAGCAGACCACCCCGTAATCAACTCCCAAGGTGTACCGCTTTGCCATGTCCTTACAAAACTTGTTATAGGCAGCAGTCATCATAATGGCTTCATCCGACTGCAACAGGTACACCAGGATTTGATGCTCACTTGGTACGGCAATAGGTCTACCGTCAAGCCCCGTAATGAAGCCATCGTAGTGTTCCATCCTGCCGTATTTAGTGTTGAAGCGTTTCTTGGCAGTGCTACGCCATTGCTTCGTTAGGTCTTCTAAGAGCCTACCAAGTGCCGGTAAGCCCTCAAGGAACTGAGCTTTGAGTCTCTTTCCGTCTGCGGAAGACCCTTTAACAATCTTGCCAACCTTTGCATCTCCTGCTCCGAACAGGAAGCCGTAGAAGAATGTTTTAGCTGCATCTCTATCTGGCAATCCTGCTGCTCGCATGTTGACGCTATGGATGTCTGTTCCATCGTCTTTGTCTCCGTTAAGAACGTTATCTGTATAAACCGGATCGTTCATCCGTCCACACAGCATCCTGATTTGACAAGCATCGCTATCCGTACCCACTAAGACGAAGCCGGGCTTACAGATGAATATACGTCGCATCTGTTTACCGTAGAAGCTCTTAGCAGCAGGGATGTTTACAATGTTTCGGTGGGTTGCTCGTCCTGTTGCCGCCAGAGTATTAACAACTGACGGTATGCGGCCATCGTCACGGATAACTCCGATAAGACCCTCAATGATAGAGCGCCGCTGTCGGCATTGCACTCGTCGGGCAACGAGCTTACCAACCTTGCCATTGATTCCTTCAAATGGATCATCCTTCGACATCTTAGGGCTTGTCTTATCCCCTTCGTCGTTGTAGTTCCATTCAAGAGGTTCCCATCCTTCGGACAGCAGGTAGTCTTTTGTCTCACCATTGCTGTTGAGATTTACTGGCCTGAAATGTACCCGGCTAAAAGGGCCACAAACGGGGAGAAGGTTAGGATCAAGATTGCCACCAGCGCACCACCTAACAACCGTTTCGGAATATTTACCGGATTTGAGGAAGGGCTTTGTGACATACCCAAACTCTCCTTGCTTTTTTGTTTCATCAATCTCCAATACATAGGGAAGGTTAGGAGTTAGGACAGCATCAATGCGCCTAATCCAGTTTGTAAGTTGCGATATGCAGAAGTCCATGTGTTGACGATCAACCAGCCAACCATATTCTTCCTGCTTCTGGAGATTCTCAAAGAGCTTGAAAGACAGTAGGAAAGCGTTCTTCCATTTGCCTCCCTTTGCTTCCTCTAGAAGAGACTGATATACCAGTTTAAGAATCTCGGTGTCTTCTGCACACCGATGAAGCATTTCATCACTGTAATTCTCCCAATCGTCATGGTCAGGCTTACCACGCCCAACCCTGTACCCCCAAGCCTTGATGCTGTGTGGGCCAGTCTTCTTATCAGGACAATTGAACGGCACTATACGCTTAGGGTTGAGCAGCCTGGACATAACAAGCGTGTCCACCTTCTTCCCTTTGTACTCGTATCCCAGTATCTTACGAAGCATCGGCCAGTCATAGCCGTAACCGTTATGAACAATCATCACGTCAATGGAATCCATGAACTTAACCATTTCATCCATCTCATCGGGTTTGAACTTAGATACCTCGTCGGTAGCTATGTCAATAAAAACTCCGCAATGAATTTTTGTTACGGCATGTAGCAGATTGTTAGCTTCAAAATCCGCAACACAAACCTTCATTTACGCATACCTGCCCTCCAATTCATTAGTCTTGAAGCGTTTAACCAGCTTGAACGCAGCCTCAAGAGCGTATCCAGTGATTTCAGAAATCTCCCTCACCGTATAACTCTCAAGAAAATACCGATGCAACACCTCCCGCTGTTCAGGAGGCTTGCCTTCAATACGCTGCTTAATTTCAAACATAACACGATCAGGAACAGAGCTACAGGCCACACCGTCAAGTTCTTCTTCCTCAAACGATATGGTACTAAAACCCCTCTCATTCCTTTTGTAATCCCTGAACGTGTTATTAAGGATAGTGCTGAACCACTGGTCAAGATGCTCACCGTCATACGTCTTGAAATACTTCAGAGCACGACAATAAGCCTCCTGGATTACATCCTCCGCATCCCAGTCCGTACCAGCACGGAATCTCATGCGCTTCATCAGCCTGCCGTAGTTGGCTTTGAAGTGATCTTCTAATACCTTGTTTACCAAGGCTTTACAAACTCGTCTTCAAAGTCGGAAGGGGTAACAGCGGAGGGTTCTTCTGCTCCATATCCAAACTCTGCCCAAACCCAATCGTAATGGGCCTGTGCTGCTTCAAGAGTTTTGTAATAGTGGACACAACTCTCACCGTCCCCCTTATCTTCCACCAACGAGTAGCCAAGAATTTCTCTCATTAAGTCCTCTGTAGTTCGTTAAACAAGCCAGTATTGCGCTTATACGCTCGGCGGTTACGGTTTTGGTCTGAATGAGTTGCCCACTCGCAGTTATCCTTACAGTAGTTCCCGTCGTTATCTATCCGATTTAGGGTGCATCCCTCAGGACGTTCCCCCATATCTTCAAGAAACTTTGGGAAAGAATTCATCCACTCATCACACACCTTAATACCACGACCGCCATACAAGGCATACTTGCCCTGATTGGGGTTGATACAACGTTGTTTCATTGTTGACCAGGTGGGATACAGGGGGTGTTTTGAGAGGCTGTGAACCTTTGCGTGAGTGTTGCCCCTCATACTGACCTTCCGCGTTTCGTTATTTAGACAACCACAGGATCGAGTGTATCCACAGGACAGGGCACAAAGCCTCACCACTGTTTCATTACCACACTCACACCGACATTTCCAGAGGGCGATTCCAAACTTATCCTTGCCCTCCTTATTCCGTGCGGTGAGTCGTCCAAATACTAAACCCGTTACATCTTTAGCTTGTGCCATAAATCATGCCTGTTTAATGTTAGTACCCTCAATACTCAGAATATCAGAGATACTGGACATTAATGCTTAGCAAGCTCCTGGAACAAACCATTCTCTTGGTTCCAATACATAGGCCAGCGTCCCACCTCACCGTATTCACGATCCTCCAGCAATACTAACTGCCGGATGTTTCGTTCTTCGGGGGAGAGGTTGGGATCACGGTTGCCTTCCAGTCCGAGCATGTAATTACAGCTACGAGCCATGGCACGGGAGCCAGCAAACTGACTAGAAAGAACTTCACCTCCACGCTCATGTGGCAAACCTCCGTCAGGGTTGCGTAAGTGGCAGAAGATGAAAATAACAACATCAAGATCGAGCGCCATTGCACTAAGTTCCTGAGCAATCTCCTGTAGCTTAACGTTTGCATCAGCAGCACTCATCCCGTTAGTGAGGTTGGTAATCGGATCAATCATAATCACTTTACATCCATGCTCTGTAGCAGCTTCACGAATATCAGCTTTAAGAGTTTCCCAGCCTAGGTGTTGATAGAGGTTTACCAAGAATAGGTTGTCCGCGATTACACGGCCAGCCTCTTCATACGCATCCATGTCGAAAGGCTTCTTAGGATCATGGAAGAACTTGCCACACAACTTACCTGCAACAAGCTTGTACGTCTTGGCATTGTTTTCCTCAGGCTTCGCCATGAACACCTTCAAACCGTGTTCCTTGATGAAGTGAGCACCTAGGGCATTAACCACCTCAGACTTACCCATTTTCTGAGCAGCACCTAAGTAGATTGTTTCCCCGAAGCGAATGCCCCTAGAAGCCTCTGTAATGCCCTTCCAAGGCCATGATAGCCCGTAGCTAGGGGCTTCCTTAGCCTTCTCGTGCAAAGAGCTTCCAGACACGATACGGCTGTTCTTGGGCTTGCTCGCATTGAACTGACAAGCAGAGTGACATGCCTTGCTACGCCCTTCAATCAGGCATTCATTGGCATCCTTAGCGGGGAGGGTGGCAACCATTGCGTCAGGGAGGACAACCATAACCTCCTGTACAGCTTTCTGACCAGGTTCGTCAGCATCAAAGACTAGAACAACTTCTTTGAACGTCCGGCGGATAGATTCACTGCACCGAACGATGTCACGAGCAGCAGACCCACTACCGTGAGGCAAGCTAACAATGGCAGGATTAAAATCAGCGTAAGCACTACCGCGATTGATGTCCTTAAAAATCTGATACAGTGCGATGGCGTCACATTCACCTTCAGTGATGTAAAGTCTCTTCGCACCTGTCGCAATAGCCTTGTCCCACCCGAATAGATCGACATTGCCTTGATCCCCCACCGACCACATACGTTTGTTTTCAATCAGCCTAACCTTGTAGCCCACCACCTCACCCTCACGGGTATAGGGATAGTAGTGAGTTACGGGGGTTGTGCCGTCCTGTTCTGACAGGCCAATCTTGACACCGAAGTATTCAAGACTCTCCTTCTTAAGCTTACGGTCAGGGAGGGCAACCGTCTGGAAGTCCTCAATTTCCGCAAGCTCTGCTGCAATTTGTTCCTTACTCTTGCGAAGCTTTACAGGCCGATAATCCTTTGGCTTATCCTTGTAGGGGTCAGGGATGTATTTATTGTTAGCGAAGTCATAACCGTCATACGTCCCATCATCCTTCAAGAAAATCTGAATGCTTCCAATCTTCTCAACGCAAATACCTGGCAATCAATCTCCTTTCACGGGAAAGAGCTATTACTGGAATTTCTGGAACTGCTGGACATATTTCTCCAAGGTGGTTCCTTCAAGACCACAGGCCGTGTTGATTTCTAGGACATAGAACTTGCCATCTGAGCCAAGAATGACATCAACAGCGCCGAAATCAAGGGAGAGAGCACCCACAGCAGCAATGCTTTGAACTCGTGCGTCATCTGCAACCTCCACATCTTTGTTAGCGAAGATAAAACCACCGGCCAGATTGCGAACCTTCCAGTTCACTTGTTCGTCAGGCACTTCCATCTTACGAGCTTTACGCTGTACGAAGAAAGCTTCCCCTTGGAATACGTGGATACGGTATTCCTCTTTCTTCTTGATGTAGTTGGTGTAGAGGGGAGCATCAACGAGTTGGTCAAGGGTTTCAGCAATAACAATGCCATCCCCGCTATGACCATTCAACTTGGTGCGACACACCACAGCAAAGCCAGCTTCGATTGCAGCCTTAGCCACATCTTTGCTTTCAGTCCACTCAGGGACACTCACCTTTGCCTCAGTGAGGGCTTTAAAGGAAGCCAGCTTGTTACTTGCCTTGGCAATGGCACCAGGTACGTTAAGCACCTGAACACCTCCGTCAAGGACAACACGAGGGACAATAACCGATGCCCCCCAATTGATGAGGACACCCTTCACCTTGATAGGCTTGCCCTCATGCTTCAATTGCTTGACATTCAGTGCAGCAGCCAAAGCAGCAGCACTCTTACTCCCTTGTTTGTATGGGTAGATTTTCATGGATTAGAACTCATCACGGATGATTGCACGGGGACGGACAGGAACAGCACGAGGGGCAGCATCGGCACGCAGACGACGAGCAAACGGGTCGTTGAACTGTGCAAGGATGTCAGCAGCAGGGTTGTTACGCATGATTCCAGCGTGAACCACTTGCGGGTCAGGCATCTGCACAGGCTCAATGACATCGGGGACACGCATCGCCTTTGGAGCACGAGGGGCTACACGCTTCTGAGCAGCCTTACGAATCGCTGCCTGTTCACCGAAGCGGAAAGGCAGGTCAAGCGACAGGGAGAAGCTACGCTGCACATCACGGCTGGCACGGGCATAGTAGAACTTCGGTGCAAGCTCTTTCAGAACATGCTCCATGAAGCCCTGTGCTTCCAGTTCGGCGTACAGGTCATACACCTTCGTGGGGTCTTCCACCGACTGAGCGAAGGCACGCAGGTAGCTGATTGCCATCACCCAATCGTTGATGTAGTCCACATCCATGTTGCCCTTCATGCCACGGAACTCCAAGCTACCGTACTTGGTAGTGGCTTCGATGTTCATAGCCGAATAGCGCACCTTGTTAGGCGGGATGTGAGCAAAACCATCCTCTTCCTGGAACTGGAACATCCGGTTGAACGTTTCCAACATGCCCTCTGCATCTTGCAGACGGAGGCAGAAGCGATTGCCCTTACGTTCACGACCACAGAACGTCATCAGGGGTTCTTCCAGCAGGAAGTAGGTGTACAGGAAGTTGAGGTATTGGTTGTACGTCAGTTCCTGGCAGTTGATGTGGACATGCACCGAAGTGCGGAAGGAGAAGTCAGGCTTAGCCTTGTTGTCCTTCAGGTTCTGTGCGAGACAGGTCAGGGCATCCTTAACCTCGGCAAGAGGCAACGGCTTACGCATGACATACTCCCGATTCTCACCACGAAGGGAGCCATCCACGGTAGCGTTCCAACGAGCGTCAACGTCATCCGGCAACCGTTGACCTTCGACTTCAATCTCAACGCCAACATCACCCTTGTTAAGCCGCTGGCCTAAAATCTCGTACAGTTTTTTCATGGTTTCCGTCCAAAAGAATTGAAAGATATTGTTTGCCTTCGTTCCACTGAATATCAGCAGTACCTTTAGCAGTGAGGGCACAAAGGCCAACAGGCTCACCTTTGTAGAAGATGTCCTTGTTAGCACTGATTGCGAATTGCTTGTCGAATGCACAAGCACCACCGAACTTCTTCACCTTCTCGGCTGCATCAGCCAAGGATGGGTATTTGTTCGTGATAGCGTCTGCCATTTCGGGAATGCACAGCGTTTGAATGCGCTGCTTAGTTGCTTGGCTACCGTTCGGGTAGTCCACGCCCATAATCAGTTTGCATTCGATGTTCTGCAAGCTCACCCCCATGTAATACTTACGGACAGGGGAACGGCTAACGTACACCACCGAGTTGTTGATGTTGACAAAGCCAATACGAGGAACAGGCTTGCCGAATTCCTTCAGGGTGAAGGGGGCCATCTCGTCACGCTGGCTGAACATATCCCGATACATCACAGTGCCATCCAGAGACACATGGAGGACGTACACGGGCTTGTTCTTGAACATCACCACACAACCTACGAAGTCACGGCGCAGGTCGTCTACAGGAACTTCTAATGGCATTTAGCAAGCACTCCAATAAGGAAGGGAAAAGATACTGTCAACAAGGTTGGCGCAAACCCATACCGTACACGCCCCCAGCACTACGATCCCGAAGGTGACCAGTGACCAGCTAACAAACTTCTCAAGCACCACACACCTCCAGCTTTGCAGCCTTGATGATGCGCTTGGCACCCTTGACATCGGAGGTATTGATGATGTCTTGGATGTCACCAAACTTCTCCACGAGCAGGTTGCCTGCCATTGCCTGAGCAACAGCTTCCTGGGTAGCACGGAACACCCATGCCATACGTTCCTTGCTGGTGAGCCATGCATTCGACAGGGTGCGATATTCCACACCGTAGCTCTTGTAGCGGCATGCACCCGCACGGCCATACATCTCACGGCGACGAGCATCCGTGTCGTACATCAGGCTTGGCAGACCCAAGTAGAAGTCAAGCTGCTGAATGAGCATGTTGCAACGGCTTTGATGATCGAGGTTGCCAATCTCTTCGCCATTCGTCCAGCCCACATGGACATGCCCCGAAGCAGTACGCATAGGACGGTCACCATCAGGACGGGGGTTGACAGTGGAAGTCCATGCGTTATAATCGGGGTCACAACCAAGTTCCAATGCTTCTTTTGGTTGGGCTTTCAGGTAGTCAGCATCGAAGTCAGCCACCGGCACGGCAACAACTTCATAACCCGGCACCATCTTGCACATGGTATCGAACACGGTTTGGACGCTCAGGACAAATTCAGCCTCGGTTGCAGCCGGGTTGATATTGAATTCCAGAGCCATACCATCCACTTGGACAGCACCACGTTCCACAGGTTGAGGGTTGGCCTTGTCCCCCTTAATCAGGCCATAGGCCGATTGGAAGATGCCATTCTTCTTGACGAAAACTTCAGGGTCGCAGCCGACCAGGATTTGCTGTTTGCTCATTTAAAACTCCGTTAGATTAGGGTGACGTTCTCAGTTACTTTTTCATCTGCTGCACATGCAGGGCAAAGGCAATCACCACCAGCGGTAAAGCGATTGTCTTCCAGATGATTCAAACCACTGCTGCACCAAGCGCAAGCAATGTAATTCTTATTCCATTCCTTAGCCGTAACCAAACGGCCAAGATGATCCATTACGACATCAGGAATGTTTGCTTCGGCAAGGGTGGCGTCATACTTGACAGTCCAAGGACTCACCTTGTAGTAGGGACGCAGCGCGCCGCCATCCGTGCTGTCAAAGCTCGTAACACGCCCTTGAATGTCCGAGCCTTCCAATTGAAACAAGACTTCATCTTGCTTGCATGGATAGAGGCGAATGTCAATGTATGGTTCGTTCGCATCGAACAGGCTCAGATACCGGCCACCGTTAGCATCACGCTTCTCGCACAGGATTTCAAAGGTGCGGTCAATTGTGGCTGACAGATAGGAGGTGTTTGATGCTGATCCTTTTGGATTTACGGCTTCGTACTTTTTTGCCTGCCCCACCTCACCGGGGGTCTGTGCATCCTTGGTCAGGACAACAACATTGCTTTGCTGTTGTTGGGGTTTCGGGATGTGCTTAGGCTTGGCATGTGGGTACATCTGCACAACCGGCACAACAACGGGGTCTGCCTTCACTTCGACAACCTTAGGCTTGCCAAGCTCGCCCTTGTTGTTGATGTAAACGCTCAGGTGAGTGTCTACAGCGGTCTGGAAGATTTCGTTGTGCTTGATGCTGTGACGAGCCAAGGCCACATCCAACATCCAAGCTTCCGATGCCCAAAACAGTGCCTTGCCATCTTCCGATGAGCACATATGCATCGGACGTTCCTGATTGCGGAGGAAGTTCAAGGTCTTTTCAATCTTGTCCCACCACACCAAGCTCCATGCATTGCCTTGACCACCAAGGCGACGGATGGTTTCCTTAACACCGTTCTTTTCGATGTTGTGATAGAGCGCCTGGCTGTCCACCTTGAAATCACGGTCATCATCCAGACGATAACGAGCGCCGAGAGTGCCATTGTGGGCACCTACCAGCGTATCGTAGTCGAAGGGATGGGCACCCGCCTTGTTGACACCACCGGAGGTAGCGTAGCGGTTGTGGCCGAGCATCACCTTATTCTGACGCTGTTGGGCCTTGTGAAACTTGCCATCGTTGAACAGGTTGAACGGGTCACCCAACGACTTGGCAACCGTCACTTCATCCATGAACTTGCTAACGAAGGCAACACCAGTCGAATCCTCACCACGGAGGGAATCGAGGACGAGCAGGGTTTTAAGCACCTTCTCGTGAACGTTGTTCAAATCACCTGCAATGCCAACCAAACCGCACATATCAATCCTTGTTTAATGTTTAATGATAGCGGCCTAAGCCACCTGTTATTTATCGAGCGCGGTACTTGCCGATGTTATTCTCATGGAACTTACGTTCTTCCTTCGGCTTGGTGTAGATGTACATCCGGCACAGATACACACCATGAATGGAACCACCTTGCACCACCTTGAACACGCTCTTGTTGTCCTTGGCGTACTGCTTCCACACATCCCAGCATTCATCTTTCTCCGTCACGCTGAACACGATGACATCGTTAGTGCAAGTTTGCTTTGCGAGGTCGATGTATGCCGTGATGAGTTCGGGGGTGTTTACACGCCCATTCACGTAATAACGGTTAGCGAAACACGGGAGGTGGTCGTCGTTGTTACGCATGTCCCAACGGCCAATCCCGGTAGCTGTCCAAAACTCGTCAAGAGTCATGATTACACCTCCAGATAACGGTTGAGCAGCGAACGGAAGTAGGCTTTCATGCCTTCGTATTCCGCACCATCGAATTCAGGATGGGGCTGGAAGCACAGGCATTTGGTGTTGGGGTAGAACACCACTTCGATGTCTTGATCGGCCACATCACGCTTGAATACGCTGCCCTCAAACCATTCACGATTGCCGTTGTTGTTGCTGGTAGCAATGAGGTGGAAGATGCCGAATGGCTTCATCATCTGGTGATGGGTAGACGACACATACACCGTTTCCCCCGTAACCTGGTCGATGATGTAGTGGGCACGGGTATGGCTTTCTACGTGCTGGTACATCGCACCACCGGACATGACATTAAGGAATTGAGCACCACGGCAGATGCCCACCATTGGCACTTTACGAGCCAGCAGAGCCTCGTAGAGCGTCTTTTCCATGATGTCACGGCGTGCATCCACACCAGTGAACGGATGCTTCTCAGCCCCGTACAGCTTGGGGGAAACGTCGGCGCCGCCAGTGAAGACAGCCAGTTGAGCATCTTCTACGTTAGCCACGATCGTGTGGCCGAGGGATTCAAACAGCTTGCGATAGTCGCTGCCGCCATTGATGATGAGGACGTTCATGTTACGCTCCGGTAATGAGTTTGTTGAGGGTTGCAGCAGCGGTTAATACTGCTTCTTCGGTGATGGCGGATTTCTTGTTCCAGCCTTCGCCAGTTACAGTGGCCTTCATGTTGGCATCCAGCCAGCCACGGAGGCTATGTAGAGCGTTGCTCGTATACTTCGCCACAGGATCGGCAATACGATAGCCCCCATGTGCCAGTCGGTAGGGGTTGGGGTCAGTCCCCTGTGCTGTGTGATAGCCCACCTGGAAGAACTTCACCAGTTCAGCCATGTCACGATGATGGTCAATCAGGTCATGACCGCCACCCATGCCAGCACGGGAGAAGTTATTACCACGGACGGTGAGAGCACAGCACAATACCCATGCCGCATGCTCACCAATGCCCTTGTCCACGAAGTAGACGAAGGCGGTAGGGCGATTGCTGTATTCGTGTGCCATACGGACAGCCAAGCAAGCACCAGCCATGACGAAGCGATTGACTTCCACGTTCATGAGGATGTCCTTCTCCATGGCTTCGTTCACATCCTTGGTGAGGAATGCATGTGCCCAAGGGGAGCGATTGAAGATGTAGTCCATGTAGCGTTTGTACGCTTTGATGTCAGCACCCCCATAACGCTTGACATCACTACGGAGGCAATACGCCATTGCCACCACCTCAGCACCCACGTTAGGGCGGGACAGGGCAGCATGGCACGGGGCTGCTGTCTGGAAGTCTTGCATGCCGGTCTTGCCTTCAAAGGCGAAGTCACACAGGCCACCACCGGGAATACGCTTGAACAGGTCTTCACGGAGGGTGCTGTTTGGCTCAGCAGGCACATCAGGTGGCACATACGGGGCCACAGGCCCATCCGGTACGGCCAAGGTTGCAGGCTTGGGCTGTGCTTTCTTGCCTGCCCATTCAGGACGCAAGACGCTCTTATCCCAGGAATACGAGTCGCCATTAGCATGGCTCAGGTAGATAAGCGGCTCGTACACGGAATAGACTTTGTACAGCTTTCCGTCATTCACATACTTATCCATGCCCCCCGGATAGTGGTTTTTAGGGCACTTACCCACCACATACACCTTGTCACCTTCCTGTGGATACCACAGAGCAGGGTCGAAGGGGAATTCATCGGCAACAGCCACAGCCTTAGGCGCAGGAACAGCCTTGAAGCGGGACGGATGATAGCGAGTGCCGAAGCCCTCCAGCTTATACGATCCGCTAGGGTACACAGCTTCCACCTTGTACTGACGACCAATGCGCAAGGTGAGGCTGTCTGCCGCATCAATGCATTCGACCCAATCACCAACCTTGACAACAGCAGGTTGAGGAATAAGCTCAAACTTGTGAGCGCCGTAGTAACCACCCCCCACGATCTCCTGGAGCTTGATGTTCCCGAAGTCACTTACACGCTCCACCGTGAGGGTCATGCCGATGTACTGCCCGGTAACTGGCCCTGCTGCACCGGGGATAACACGCACCTTATCGCCTACATTAAAAGGCATTTACAACTCCTGTATATTTATTTGTCCAGTAAAGAAGAAAATCAGAGTATTAATAGAGCTTTTAGCTCAAATAATAAAACTTCAAACTTCTAACTAGCGTTAATTAGAATGAATGTGCTGTTAGCACAATTACTGAACCCTACGATAATCAGGAAGATTAGAGGGGTAAATCACATAAGCACGGTCTACATCAATCGCATGAATAAGCGTAGCTTTGTCACTGCGTAATGCTCGGAGGAATTGAGCTTTAGCTTTCTTCCCTCCGTACACTTCATTGAAGCGGTATCCGTCTTGATGTTCAAAGACAGCGTTAATCACCTGTTAGGCGAAGACGCCTTCAAACGTCAGCTTACGCACCGTCTGAGGGGTGAGGTTGGCAGTCCAGCCACGCCCCACTTTGTTGTTGCCAGCGTTCTGCTTGGCACAGGTGAGGATGGTTTCCACGATGTCGCGCTTACCGGCGTCATATCCGGTGATCTGGATGTTGCAGAAGGCTTCACGCATGTTCGTTGCCACACGTTCGGCTTGCTGGCCGATGATAGCGACAGGCTGACGATTGCCAGCGTTACGACGAGCAGCACGAGCAGCGCCACGGACGGTTTTGGTTGCTTTGGTCATGATTTACTTCCTTCTAGTTGTGCCTGGAGTGGCGGGTTGTGCTCAATTGCTTATGCAATCGTGCTGAGATATTGGGCTGCTGAAACGCTTTGAGGCGCTACCTGGTTGTGCCAGAGGTCGATGATTGGCTTGCTAACGTCAATCTCCATGCCTTCGGTCTTGTGCTTGTTCTCGATACGGAGAAGCTGCACTTCCTGCCACACAATCCAGCCGATGATGATAGCGAGCAGGGCCAGCAGGATGAGCAGAGCGACAGGCAAGACTTGATCCAAGAGGGTGAGCATGTGTACGATTCCTTGTGTGTGGGTGTTGACAAACGAATTTAGCTACCTGATACTGTGTCTACGTCATGTGACGTACCACTAACCGGAGAGACAAAATGGCTACGAAGAAACCAGCAGCAGCAGAAGTTCCAGCAATGAGCACCACTGATATGGCCAGCGCCATGAGCAAAGCTGGCTTCAAACTGTTCGCTGAGCGCACCGGCTTGCCCCTGAATCAGGCGCAGCGCAATCTGGAAGGCCGGACGCACTACGTTGACGATTCCACGCTCAAGAGCTTTGCTGCCAAGATTCACACGGTTCATGTGATGGATGATGGCTTGGTGCTGGGCTTGGTGGAAAGCGTACAGAAGGGCTTCAATGCAGCAGATGGGCGGGTGTTCCGTCCTGTGTTCTTCGACCTGTTCGGACGCATCATTCATCGGCCAGAAATTGATGATAGCTTCGACTCGCAGAAACAGGCGATGTCGTCCTTCTGGAAGGAAGCCGATGAAATTGATGCAGTGGAAGAGACTCGCAATGGCTTGCGGGAGAAGTGCGAAGTACTTACAAAAGAGCTTGGCGAGGTACAAACGCTTTTGGAAGAACTCAAAGACTAGTCTTAAGATGTGTTACAGCAAGGGGAGCTAGATGCTCCCCTTTTTTACGTCTATACCATATGTACAGACGGAGCTTGGGCCTTAGACTTGCTCGATTGGCGCAGCTTCCGGCTTGTCGTTGGTCATTTCGGACATGACAGCCAGCAGAGCATCGGTATCGAAGCCAGCAGCGAACACGGCACGCAGGATGTCGGCTTGAGTGAAGCCTGCATCATCGCCCTTCTTGAGCATGCGTTCCATGGTTTTCGTCACTGCCTTGATATCGAAATCCTTGGGGGCAATGTCCACTTCTTTTTCTGCCCACGACCAGATGTTGTTGTTCGGGTCTTCCAGCCATTCGACACACATGGCTTTCTTGTCGTCGTAGGCTTTCTTGTCTTTCTTGGTGAAAATGCCCTTCTCTTCACGGAACCCGGTGAATTCCGTATAGAACAGGATTGCCACTTTCTTGTTCACTGGAGTGAGGGCGGCAACAACCTGGTTCACGTAGCCGATGTCTTCGGTAACGTGCAATGCTTCCAGCGTAGTGCGGGACAGTTCACGCAGGATTGCCTTGGTGATTTTCTCAGCGTCAACCAGTTTAACCAGTTGAGCATTGAAGTGTTGATCGTAGGTGTTTTTGTCGAATGCCATGATAGTGTGCTCCATTAGAATGTTAGTGCGACATTGCACTAGATAAGGCAATTCCTGGAGGAATCCCCTATCTGCTGGAATGTCTAGCGAGTATTCAATTGCTCGGATGTTTTGATGCCTTGGCTTTCCCATAATGCTTCTGGCCATTTAGGGAAGTATCCATGAAGCTTTCGGGTAGTGTGATCATAAATTGCATCGCTGATTTGATTGCGATGGTAACGAAGGCATTTCTGTTTGATGAAGTATTCCGCTTTCTTGCTCATGCTTGTTGCTCCTTAGTGGACTAGCGTACAAAGCTCTATTGCTAGAGCCTTGCCGCTTATCTTCACTAGGTTCCAATTAAGGAACGGCGTTTAATAAGGGAATATGGGGTGCGGATATTGAGGACAAGGGGCTTACTTCCGATGCGCTAGTCTTTCTGACTATATGATGGTTCGGCTAGTCTCCCATCTAGGGAGTCAAATTCCTGGCGGATTGATTCAGCCCGGTCAACGTGTGTTGTCCATGCCCATATTCCTATAAATTGTTAAAGAACATCATCCTTGTAGGGTGCAATTATTCCTAGCGAGATTCCCGCTAGTCGTCCGTATGGCAAGCAATGCTTTCTCTTATTCCCCTATCCCATGCACCACTGCGCATGTTTCCTCTCATCGTCCCTTGTCTGGAGACAGTTACATACCATCCTTCGGACTAGCCAAGGGATGATAGCTACTGTGCGACACACACAAGCTATTAGGGGAGGCAAATAGGGGGAGATAACATCGCCCTCCATACTGAGCCTACAAGTAGATTTTTAAAGAGCGTAGGACAGCCGGACAGCATTATGTGTCCCCTACGTTACAACCTTTGCTGCTGAAATCGGTGCATCTGCTACTAACTACAGGTGATAGCTGCCTTCGTGCTGCGTTTAATTTCGGAATTGCCCATGTAGGCTAGTTCCTACTTTCCCGCCGCTTTGCTGCGAATCGTTATCGCTGCGAAGTGTTGCCATCATTACATACTCACTGATTTCTGTCAAGCACTTTGTTGCGTATGCTCAACTAGTGACTATTGGAAACCCCGCTAAACCCTTGATTCTTATGGGCTTTTGCGGAATCGGTACGTTGCTGCTGTCCCGATGTGTTGAACTATAGCAAGCTTCTAGCAGGAAAGTCAAATGCTATTTGGCAAGTGTTGTAAGTGCGCTCCTACACACAATTTGTAGGACAAAACCTATCCAAGTGTGTTATTTGCGCGTACCTGGATGCGTACATGCACGTCTGTTGTAGGCCATAGGAGGCTCTACAAGGCGTGATAGCTGTTCAATGGGGGGAAGTGGTCAACCTGCTGGAGATAATGCCGTATAGAGCCTATACGCAAGCCCTACAGGTAAAAGAAAAGGGATACCGAAGTATCCCCTTGTTTGATTGCTGCTGTTGTCTTACATATCCCGCATTGCTGCCTCTACAGACGATGTACTATATTTGATTCCGTCTGGAGTGTGGGTTATCCCTTCATCCTTCAGACGCCGGATAACTTGCCTAGCTATGAATGTAGAGCGACGTTCATCAAATACCATGCGCGCCTTGGCATAGTGTTGCTTCATGTGCTTACACATACGATAGAGTGATTCGTCATTGTTAAGCCAGAGGGACACATTCCAATGTGCAAAGTTTTTGTGACCATTGTATTTAGGCATATTAAATCTCCAAGTATTTGATGATGGCAAATGCAGCACGAAAGATAAACGAGTGTTCCCAATAGATGATTGCATCAAGGCAGAGCAACACCCAAAGCCAAAACATGATAGCGATAAACCTATTCATGGCGTCAACAGGTCTAATGTATATCCCTCATCCCATAACATCCAATCCCCTTGTCCCTCAACATATGGATTGGACGTAATAGGCAATTCATCCAGCTTTGCCTGTAAGCCTTCCAAGATGATAGCTTGCTCATCCTCTGCATACTTGGATAGATATTTGTCTAGCTGTTTCATGCCAGCTCCTAATTGCCCCTTTCGGGGCGTGTGTTGTTAGTCAGCAATGCAGAAGGAAGTGTAGTTACCAAGCTCTACATGCTGCTTTGCAGAGGTGATAGCTTCGCCCATCGTTTCGGCAATTCCTTGATGTAACCCATCTTCCCCTATGAGTTCAAAACCTTCCTCTGTTTCGGTGATGTAGAGAGTATTCATGTTGCCTTTTCCTTGTCTAGTAGTGGATTTTGTCTTTTACCTGGTTACGCACACTCGCGCGCTAAGAGCATTATACACACAAACCTCTCTCAACAGTCAACACATATTAACCCATCAATACAACACCTAATGTCCAGTGATAGCTAGATTCCTGGTATTACATATAGCGTTAGTCCTATTACACCCCTGCTGTTAGCAGCATGTTTAATGCATTACGCACCTCATCGGTGCAAGGGTATTTATTGTCCCGCTAGGGACGTAACAGGCATAGATGCTATGTCATAGCCATTAATCCTCATGCACCCCCTCATGTGTTAATACCCATGCATTGCTAGTGCATTGCCTACCTGGATGATGAATATAGGACGGTTAGTGTATTGCGCTATCCCTCTAGCCTATATAACTACAAGTCATGAGCATTACATGAGACTGTGCCTAAGCAATATGTATGCCAGGGTATTTCGCATAACCCATCTTATGTCAAATGCAGCAGGAGGCATGTTAGGAGATTTCTGTATGTCGAAGGGGGAGGGAGGGGGTGAGGGGGTGGGTGCTAATAGGTGCATTACCTCTCCATAATATCTCACAAAAATTATGACATTGAGCACCCCTTCCCTCAGATGTCTCAACACAAAGGAAACAAATGGAATTGAACACTCTTGTTAGTGGTCACAACCTT